TAAGTGAAAGAAATCTTATACATTTGGTCTAAGTATAATGCTTCCTTTTTTTGATGAATATATATTTTAGATTGGGTACTAGTTTCTTTACTCATTTCTAATGCGCCAGTTGAATAATTAATTTGTTCTATTAATCCAAGAGAGTTTAGATTAGAATCAAAAAGTTCTGTTCCCTTTGCCAACCTGTAAACGTTCATTGGAGTTCCTAAACCCAATGTATAATCAGTGCCTGATTGACCTCCTGTATCTGCCGCCCCTATGTTCGTGTAAGATGTAGTATTACCAACATAGTGACCATAAGAATCATAATACCCTGTTAATTTATGTTCTGCTTTAATCACCGTATCTGTTTCTAATGTTTGAACAGTACCATTTGTTTTTTTGAACTTGGCTACAATCTTATATTCAGCAGGTTGATTATAACTATTTTTAGTTGTATTTTCTAAATATAGTTGTACATTAGTATTATGAAAAATCATTAATTTAAGAGGGGAAGCAGTATGTAATGCACCATTAGATGTTCCTAATACACTAGTACTCTCATATGTAGTTGCTCTATTGTTATTGAAATCACTTGGGTATGGTGGTGTTTTAGTAGAATCTAATACTCCAAACTCAGTATTATTATTACTATCATCCTTATACTTAGCAGAACCGTTTACGTCATATGGCGTAATAATACATTCAATAGTAAATGCTCCTGTATTATCCCAAGGAGTTCTGTCTCTAAGATTAGTTAATACATCAGTCTTAAGTTTCTTTAGGTTATTATTATCAGTTAATGCAACCTTATTCTTTTGGTCTAATGTAATTTTACCGTTTATTACTGCAACAACATTTCCTATATGTTCATTACTGGAAGTATATACACTATCACTAATACTAAACTTTGTTGTTGTATTAGGGCTAGTGTCCACTATAATGTCAACACTTGAATTAATATTCATAGCCCCATTAACTAAAACACCAGTGGATTCTAAATTATCACTAGAAACATTAGTAAAAAAATCATCATAATTTAATTCTAAATAGCCACTTGACAGTAACGGAAAGACTAGTTTGTATGGACTACCTGCATATGCGTTAACCATTTCTAATCCCTCAATCTAAGAAGTTATCCGCTATCACCTTTGCTTCCTCAAACTCCAATTGGAATTGTACAGATGGAAACTCCTGTCCTGAAACTGTTGTTGAAAATGAACGAATGAATCCTGTAATTCCTAGACTAGCAGAATCTATATCACTAGAACTGTATGGAGTAAAATATTCTTTTCCGCCACTAACAGCCGCAGTAAAATCATTATCGTATTCTCTGTTCTTCCATGACCAAGGTATTAATTTACAATCATTCAAATCAGTGTTCTCATCAGTATCCTCATGATATTCAAACTCATGGTCAACCCTACTTGGTATTAGAATAACAATCTTGTTTATATTTTGGTCATCTTGGAATGTACTAGAATCAACATAAGAATGAATCAACTGTGCTAATTCAAAAGAAGTGAATCTTCTTACTTTTTCGGTTTCTCCTGCTTCTTTTACTTTAGTAATAGTTTGGTCAACTAATATTCCTGTTACACTAACAGTTTTTTGAGCCATACCAATATCCATAGCCAAGTTAAGAGACTCACCTCTTACTGCTCCTGAGAACGGTACTCCTAGATTCATTACTGTTTTACTTGTTGATACTGTTAAGTCACTAGCAAGTAAAGCAATTCTATTCTGCTGTCCACTACCAAACTCATTTCTTCTTTGTAGTTCTAAGAAGACTCTGTAATTTGGGTCAGCCATCACAATCTCCCCGTAGTATGTGCTGTTCTATTCATCTTTAGATTAATTTCTCTAGCAACCTTATTTGCTATATCTCGTATCTCCGCATCAGAAGCACCAACTCTACCGTTAACATGAACGTGTATGTTACTTCCTGCCATCATTCTACTTTCAGCATTAGAGTGTACTCTTGCTCCTGAAGGTAGTCTAACTAGTTCAGGCCCACGTTCTCCAACTAATGTTAATTCACCTGAACCGACTACTCCGCCATTTGCTCTACCAAAAATATAATTTTTAATTCCACCACCAATACCACTCAAGGCTCTTAGAAGTAGACCCGGCAACGCCTTTACTATTTCTAACATACCCCTTAGAACTATTTTTACAATAGTTTCTAATATTGATACTAATGTTTTAATTAAAGTTTTAAACCCTTTCCATAGCCCTGCTCCATCTCCATCAAATGCCGCTTGAAACATACTAAACACCGCACCTAAAAGTGTTCTAATTTCACCAAATAGTTCTCCAAAGTAGCCGAACTTCTTCTCAAAGTTTTCCAATCTCTTTTTTATCTCTAATTTTTTAATAATAAATACTAACAGAGCAAGTCCTGTGACGAGTGCTACAAAGAATAACATTGCCTTACCTAAAACTGCTAACCCTATAACGAAAAATGACTTTACTTTAGATGCTATTGGACTAAGTTTTGTCATTATCTTAGCCCATGCTTCTTGCGCTCTTGGTGTCTGATATTGTTTACTATTTATCATTTCAAGACCAAACTTACCTTTATCCATTAATGAACGTCCTATTGCTGTAATAGTAGAACGACCACCATAATTCCCAAACCTTCTTGTTCCTTCCACACCTTCAAAAAGTTGGTTTAATCCTTTATCATCCGAAACTCCGGGTAATAATGCTCTTTTTCCTGCCATGAATGCCTTTTTTCCTGCGGATAGTGTTTGACTTATTCCAAATGTTTCGCTCAAAAATTGACCTGTTCCCATTTTACCTTCTATATATTTAGATGCCCTACTAGGGCGTAAAGCCTTAGTTACAGACCTATCTGCCTTGTTTATTTCATCTCTAGCAGATTTCCACATGTTTTTATATTCTTTAATTCCATCTCTACCTGCTTTGTCAAACATTGAAAACAAAGGAGTTTTTCTTATTTGTGCATCAGTTTTCATCAATGCTCTATCTATATCTTTCATTGATTCTGCTAATTTTTCATTAGCATCAACAGCCTCTAATGTTGATTTTCTTGCTTGTTCTTGCCTGTTATGATATACGTTAATAATATTACCAACCGCACGAATCTGATTCTGTAATCTCCACATTCCTGTACCGGAAAGAATACGACTAATGATGTTCCATTCTTGACTACTTTTAGCAAGTTCTCCGAATGCTTGTCCTGTTCTAGTGATGGAAGTATTAGCCCTATCAAAAGCAGTGGATAACTCACCTAATTCTCTGGTGCTGTCTGTCATGTTTTTTAACCTCCTTTTCCATTTCTTTGTGTTTCATTGTTTCTACTTCTGAATGAATATTTAACATGGTTAACATTAATTTCATAGGTGTGTTCTGTGCTTCAGCAGGACTTATACTGAAAGCCTTACAATATGAATATAACATTATCTCAAAAGCAGTAGAAGTATCTACTTCTTGTCCGTGTAGTGCTTTACGGATTAATCTGCTTTTCCCTTATCCTCCTCCTGCAAATCAAAGAATGGGTTTGGGAGGATTTCTTTCAACTGCGCCCCAACATAAGGGCTTAGTCTGAGTAATTCTAAACTAGTAAGTACGGGTTCTGTTTTCTCTACAAACTCTGTACACATGAACTTGTACATCTTATTCAAGTCAAGATTCATTTCTCCACCATCAGTCATTTGCATGACACTAGATAGTGCTTGCTCGACTTGTAGCCAAGTGGGTTCTTTAATCCACACTTTTAGCACTTCATCCGAATCAGGGCTTACCTTTATCGTATGGCATTCAGTTGCAATTGTTGCAAACAGGCTGTTCTTATCACTTACTATTTTTTCTTCACTCATTGTATTTCCACCTAACTAAAACTAACAAACAAACGATGTTAGTGGAATGTAATGAATATAATAAAGGTTCTAACTTACTTAGAATCCCCCTATATTCCTGATGCAGATTGAAGTATTTTCCAATCTCCTTGATACTTAGCATCTGCTAATTTCCTAGCAGAAAGAACTACATCTACCTGTACTGGCCCTTTATCTTCAGGCAAAGGGATAGTTACGCTTTGTGTAATGTAGTCTTCAAACTTTAATTCAATGTAATCATCTACTGTACTATTATCCATATCCTTAGCAAACCTTAGAGTTAGTTGTTGACCACTACCATTAGACTCACCATCCTTTCTTAGTTCATCCCAAATGGTTGTATCTGTTATAAGCAATGATAAGTTAATGTCATATGTTCTCTGAGCAGGTATATGTGCTGACATTATTTGACGAGAAGATTGTCCTATGAATCTTTGAGGAGTTATGTTGTTATTGATAGCAACACTACCTGACTTTACTCTAGCAACAGTCTGACCGTATAATTTAATCTGACCACCTGAAAACAAGTAAGGTCTGATATTAGTATCATCAGCATGATAATTGAATAAACCAGTAGCCGAACTGTCATTTGTTCTTTGCCTTCTTCTAGGTGTATAACCCGCAGGAGCATCAAAAGCCCTTCTTGTAACTAAGTCTAGATTTGCTTTCAACTCTTGTCCTTCATCGAAGTTCATAGTTAAACTGTTTACTTGACATCCAGTAAATACTCTAGCATAGATGTCTTTGAATGGTCTTGTAGTGCTATCAGTTGTAGTACCTAATGAACCAACATAATAGTTAGCATCTGCTAATCCTGATTTTTCATATGTTACTTCTAATGCGAAAGAAGGTAATGCGTCTCCATTATTCTCAGTAAAATCATAGAGATAATAACCACCTGTATTTTCTGTTACTTGTTTTAATGCACTTATATCTGAACTTGGAGGATATTCCTTTCCTCCTATTGTTCTAACGAGTCTATGGTTAGTTGTATCTAACGCTACTCCTGTACCTGATAAACTACCTGCTGAACCTAATCCATGAGCCGCCCCACCACCTGCTCCTCCGTTAGCAACAGTATAGTCTCCTAGTGCATAGTATAACCAAGAACCATTACCCATTGAAATATCTAAAGAACCACCACTAACGGTTTCTCCTTTCTTGTATTGGTATCCTAGATTTCTAGAACCACCTAATGCTAAACTAACTTGTGCTACTTCTACTTCTACATTAGGAGGAGTTAGAGTATTAACAAGACCTAGCCAATTATCTGCTAGTAGTGTTGGTTTTCCTGTTATTACATTAGGAGCAGGAGAAGGTGCGCCAAAAGACATGATAGTAATATCAATGTCATCATCAACTGCGTCTCCAATATTTTCTGCAAAGGTAATAGTGTTTCCAGTATTACTCTTAATCATATATGTTCCATTAAAACTAGCACTTGTAGCGTTTACTATCTTAGCCATACATCCTTGATATAAGTTAGTCACTAAGGTCATTGCAACACCTTCAACAGCATCAATCAAATCAACAGTAGTAAAATCTGCAAGAAGGTCGCATCCTTCAAAATAGATGTCACTTTCAGGTATCATTGTAGCACTTACACCTGCTCCTGTAAACACCTCATCTGTCAAAATTGTTGTTGTCGTCATACGCTTCTCCCCATTCTCTTCATCTCTACGCCTAGTTTATAGCCCAATAACCTTTTCTTTCTATCATTGGCTTCACTCCTACTTTGCAACTTTATTATTTCTGCACTATCGGTGTAAACTGTTCCCCCCACTGTCGTAGATATAGTAGGGCTAAGTGAGTTTGTCTCAAGAACATGTCGCAAGATTCTGTATAATATTCTAAGTCTATCTCTAGATGTTGTATTATCAGCAAAGTCTCTTCTATGTAATACTCTCATATGTATTGTAAAAGAGAATGTTTCATTTCTAACTGCGTAATCCATAGTAGGATATGTGGTAGAAGAACTATCTTCATAGACAACAATAACTGCTGAATCACTATCAGCGTCTACTCTTCTTCCTTCCTTTGGTTCAATTGAGCGAACATCTATTACTTTAGGAACAGGTAAGTTAACGGATATTTTTCCACTATTGTATAATGATAATGCAGAGGAACTCCAATTATCAGTAATCAATCTCATTACAAATGTAACTTCATCAAGGAGTTCTGCCATTTACTGCCTCCATTGCTTTTTCTTGTACTTTACCTACAAAGACATCTAATGCATGTTTGAACACTTCATCATCACTAAGAGAAAATCCCGCATAACCTAGTTCTGCAAGTGCTTCATTTCTTTCCATCTCTCTATCCAAGAGTTCACGAAATAAATTGTTTAAGTTTTGCATAGTATCACGATATGAAATGTATTAGATTCTTTTTACCATCAACTATTTTATTTGCTTCTTCAAGCATAATGTCATGTTTGGTTTTCAAATCAATATTAGAATCTGTCTCAGCAATTAAAATTGAGTTGTCATCATGCCTAATAATTTCTGCCGCAACAAACTTAGTCGCCGCTTCATGTATTGGTGCAGGAACTCTACCATCACCCGCAACATATGCAACTCTAATTGAATGATTAGTGATGTGAGGATATTCTTGTAAAAAGAATATTTTCCCCTCACTTTTCATTTGCCAAAAGTCTCCTCTTCTTCTTTGGTCTTGATGGTCAGTAAACCCTTCTACTGTACCGAATGTAGAAGAAATTGTACAGTTAGACCCGTCATCACCTAGAAGTAATGAAGATATTACAATTGTATCTCCTTGTTCTGAATCAGTGGTAGCATAGAAGAAATCTGAAATATGTACGCTATCATTTCCGTTTGCCGTTACAGTTTTAGATGTAGTTTCTCCTGTAAACCTAGCCGTCTTCATAGGATATACTTCGTTGATAGCATCAACTATCTGACTTGCAGTAGTCTTAGGGCCGAAGTTATCAAAGAACTCAGTTGCTTCATCTAACTCAAATGTATATGTTCCTACCGTTAAAGATATCTTCCAAGCACTATTAGTTACAGTACTTGGTACTGTTAGTCTAGCAGTTGCTGATGCTAAGTCTTTCCAATTATTACCTTGATATATTTCTAACCTGACTAACTTCTGAACTTTAGGTTGAGATAGTTGTATGAACCCAACATAATCTTTGTATGGTCTTACTGGGTATGCTCCCTGATTGAATGCTGTATCGAAAGAATGAAACTCTTCATGGTGCAATATTGGTCTATATGATTGTTTGATACTGTCATCTATTTTTTCTTCTACTCTTTTTATTATCTTACCTACTTCTGCTCTTGTAGGTGTTGTTGTATCAGAAAATGCTCCGATTTGTAATAAATTAGAAACATCTGTATGTGTAGTATAGTAGCCATTACCTAACGCATAACTAACATTAATATTTGTAAAATCACTTGGAGAACTTACTTTACCCATCTAATCACCTTTCTATCATTTCCTTTAATCCTTCATACTCAGTATAAACTAATCTTAATTCATCAGCATCATTAGAATCAGTAAGGGTAGTTCTATTTTCTATTTGTTTATCTGAAGCACCTATTCCTCTTTCAGAAAATCTACCTGTTTTGAATCTATCTTTACCACCACTAGTACGCCGACCAATATTAGTATCTACTTGACTAGTAACTTTTATTTTTCTACTAAACGTTAAGATTGGTATTCCTTCAGTATCGGATACTTTGAACTCAACATCTCCTTCTCTTTTCCAATCTTGACTTTCTTCTAACTGTTCTTTTATTGTAGACATTAATCCATCAGTATCATCAGCCTCTGCTAATAGTGGAATAATGTTAACTGATTCTCTATAATCCCCACTCTTGATGTTCTTTAGTATTGCTTCTATTTTTGTTATGAAAGTAGTATGATTTCCGAAAGCAGGATAGTATGGTTTATTTTCAATGACTTGTTTACCATCTTTATCTTTTTTAGGAATAATTTTTTGTTCTGTTTTTTCAGTTTTAGGATTTATAAAATCAATATTTTCATATTGTATTTCTTCTATCTCATTATCTTCTTGTAGGTTAAGATTATCTTGTTTTATATTAATTATTAACATAGAGAAAAAAGCGAGTAATTCCTTTCTTTTTTTCTCAGACAACACTTGTATAAACCTATCAAAAGGTGCTTCGTTTTTATCATACACATAACTACCCCAATTAGATTCTAAATCATCAAACAGTGATTTTAACATAAGAGTTCTTTTTGTCATATTTTTAACAGCAGATGTAAGTTTCTTATCTTCATCCTTTCCTCCACCTTTAACAGCCCATAAAATAAATGCTTCTTCATCTTCCCACTCTCTCATTTTCAGAGTAATACTTACTTGGCCTAAATCAATTTTATTTGATTGCGGAGTTAATGCTCCTAGTATTGCATCCTTTAATCCTGATTTTCTTTGTGACCTAACTATCTCAATAAGTTCCTTTTCATTTGGGAGAGATATATCTTGCAAACTTTCCCAAAGTTCCTCTAAGTTTTCACTTCTATTGTCCGTGTTAAATGCTTCTTTCTTACCAAATGAGTTTAATTCATATCTACCATTACCTAAAATCTTCAGACTAACAAGTTTGTTAGACCCCTTTGTTTCGGCTTTTCTTAACATCTTCTGAGTAATACCTGCATCATCATCTTCTTCCTCTTCCATACCTTCAGCAACTTCTCTATCCATTTCTGCTTGGTATGCTTCTTCTTCCTCTGCCTCTTTTTCTTTCTGAGTTTTTTTCTGTTCTGCTATTTCCTTAACACTTAGATTCTTTCCTTTAATAGAATTAAATTGAAATGAATCTTCACCTAGTGTTCCATATCCTTCTACCTTGAACAGTTTAGTAAAATACCCTTCAGTATCAATAGTAATATCTGTACCTGTTGTTGATAAGAACTCTTGTAGTGTGGATGGATATAGTACAGGCTCACTTCTATCAAATGCGCCTAACAGTCTACTGCTTCGAGAAATGTATTTGTCTTTTGCTTTTTCTTGAGCAGGTTTAGTCTTCCTATCAGTATCATCTAACCCCTTACCATATCTGTCTCCTAAGAGTTTACTTACTTTCAAATCATTACCTAAATCAATAAGACGAGTATTTTGGTCATCCATCACATCTCTCAGACCTTCAGAGAATGCACGATTTTTACCATCAGGTTGAATATAACCCATTCCTTGTAGTTCAAGTACTAGTTTGGACAATGGGGCTTTTTCTATAACAGAAAGAAACGATTGTAGATATTCATCATATTCTTCCTCATCGAAATACAAGTCAGTACCTTTGTAGTCACTATCATCTAAAGTAATTAGATTTCGTGTGACCCTTCTAACCTTTTGCATGTTAGGTGTATCTGATACAGAATTGAATACATATGCGGCTAGGTTTCTGAATAAAGGTTGGTTATCTAACAAATCTTCCCATTTACCTTTTTTATCTTTAGGAGTTAAAACAAAACCTGTTTTTAGCCTATCTACCACCTTATCATTTACTCTTATATCCGGCATTCATCAGACCCCAACCTATGCAAGCCATTTAGCCCATGCAACTGCTTTACCCAAACCTGACGCTAAACCTAATCCACTTTGAGGTGGAGTATATGTCGGCTGTCCTGTTTGCGGGTCTATCCAATACGGATTGTTCATGTTGTCATAACCACTTGGAGGAATAGGATAGCCACTACCGTTGTTCATAGCCATTTGCTGTTGGTTTAAGGTATTGTTAAAATTAGTACTCATATTGCCCCCTTGTATCTGACTTGGGCTTAAGCCTTGAGGGTTAGGTGCGCCCATACCCATTTGTGGAGTTGTAGTAGGTGTCTGTTGTTGTGGAGAAGAGAAACCTTGTGCTTCTAGGTATTGTTGTTTAGCCATCCTTCTTTGCATAACAACTTCACTATTGATTGCAGTAGCCAATAGATTCTGCAAATCTAAATCAATATTTTCTTGCGTAATACTAGTAAAATCAGAAAGTGCTTCAGGTGACATTACTAAGTTTCCACTTGAACTTTGATTGAACTCTAACTTAACTAACATTTGACTAACTGTTCTTGTAACTGTATCTTCAATTAGTTTTTCTAATGCTCCTAAGAATGCTTCTCCATGATACTGAAAAAAGTCTTCTACATGATTTTCTTGTAGTGTCAAAAGGTTGTTCATTGCTTTAAATTGAGTCTGCTGTTGCGCCCCAATTTGTGTTGATAAGTTACTATTGCTTGTTCCGAATAATCCCATTACTCTACCTCCTCTTGCTCCGAACCTGATACTACCTTAGCACCTTCAGTTAATAGTGTTTTGATTCTTTCGTTAATTCCGTTGTTTTCTATTACTAGTCTAAACAACTCTTCTTCCTTAGTTTCAGAAACACTAGAAGGAGGATGTATTGACCATCCTAAAGATGAAAGAGACTGTATATCTTGTTGCTTTAACCCTGTTAATGGCCCACTTGCTAATGGGTTTAGAGTTTTAACTGAAGGAATATAAGCACTAAAAGAAAGCCCATGTTCTTCTGCTAATATTTGTTGTTCTAACATTTCATATTGCCTGTGTATCTGAGCATGTTTTTCACAATAAGTACCACGCATTGGATATCCCTTTCGCACCTTATGTAATGGAAGTGGTGGCCTCATTGCATCCCCTGCTTCCCAAACCTTTTGTGAACCACATACTACACATCTATCTTTTAAGTTGTATTTGAATCTGTATGGTATCTTCAAGAACTTTTTCTTTTCAGGCATTAATATCTTAGTTATCTCTTTCAATTGTTTCTTTGGCTTTGTGTTTTTAAACTCATAAAACATTACCGCACCTGCGGCTCTTGCGGCTGAAAACCTATCTAGAAATGGGTTCGCTCCTGTATTCGCTGACTGTGCGCCAATCAAACTTGGTGGTTGGAATTGCATTGACATCTATCTCTCTCCTCTAGTAGTCCCTTATCATTGTTAGGATTCCTCTATATACCATCTCTGAATCAGATTTAGCACTTACAATATACTTATGACATGGGATTCCTTTATCATTTAACTTCTGCATCCCATTCCTAAATGACTCAAATATTGGGTGTTTTTCTATCTTACCTTCATAGTCATATTTGTCTTTCCATAAGTCGTATTTGTTAGCCCAAAGAGCAACAGCAATTGGGTAGTCGTGCATTTTCTTTTTCTTCTTTTTTCCTTTAACGTTCCAATAAGGAGAACAAATAGTATCCACTAAAAAAGTCCAACATAACTGTTGTTCTATATCGTAGTGTTTATCCATATGTCTATCATCTAACATGAATATAATATATTTAACATGTCGAGTACGCATATCTTCAACCCACTCAGTCCAAAATACAGTCTCTCCACCAACATCAGCAGTTTTGACAGTATGTGCATCACCATCTAATTTTACATACTTTCTAGATGCTCTCTTTAACCCAACCGTTCTATCTGTAATGGAAGGAACTTCACCTCTAGTTCTGAGTTGATGATGTAGTGTAGTTTTACCTGCTTTACTTGCTCCATATACCCCAAAAGGAATTGAGTGAAGTCTTTGATATACTTTGTTAAGTCCTTCAACAAGTAGTATAGCAAAACCTGCCATTACTGACATTTTGCCTCAACCCCATAGATGATGCCAAAAACTAAACATTCCGTCTAATATCCATTGAAATACATTTATCCCAAAAAGAGGTAACATATGTCCAATAGAAAAACTAGCAACACAAGCAATACCACCCCAAAGAAAAAATCTTGCTCTTAAGAACCATATATCAGCAGAATGCGCTCTTTGTAAATCATAGGCTAATGTGGATTCATCGAATCCCATTAGTATTTCTGAAACCATTCTTTACCCTCATTCATTGAATTGGGTTAAAAATGTTGGACTCAATGCGTTTTCGTTTGGTGTAACTGTTTGCATAAATGGAGTCTGAATCTCCCCATAGTTTTGTTGTTGGAATGTTTGATTAAACTGACGTAATGAATCTCTAACTCTCTTACGGTTTTCTTCTTCTCTAGCCTTTCTGTTCCAATACCCGTCAATGTTTCTCTTTAGCAAGAACTCTTCTATTATGTCATTCAAGAACAAATCGAATACTGCCTTCATAATCATAATGAGTCCTACGGTAGAAATACCAAATAGAACTGCATGAGAGAATCCCCCATATGGAAAGTTAACTCCTACCATTTGGTAAAAGTAAATATTAACACCACTCATTGCTCCTACGAACAATATGGTCATAATTAATCTTGTATCTGTATCAATTGATGGCAAAGTATCAACTCCATGTACAGGAGTATGCCCCACCACTCCCACTTAGTATTGCGGTAATACCAGTACCCATTGCTCTACCATGAAGGTCAAACTCTGTTGTTGTATTAGCGGTTAGAATTAATCTAGCAACTTCATCAGATGAACCAACAGTAGTACTAGCACTATCGTAGATTTTTAGTGTTGCAGTACCAGTTGAAGTGAAATGAACACTATTTAGTTTACAAACACCAGTATTCAAAACTGCACTAGCGGTTCTAACGGGGCTACCTGCGACTCCCCCGACCATCATTTCACATCCTTCTTAGTGGTCTTTTTAGCAGGTGTTTTCTTTGTGGTTGTTTTCTTAGCAGGTGTTTTCTTCACCTCTTCTTTAGCAGGAGCAATAGTTTCAACAACTGTTTCCACTACTTCTTCTACTTTCTTTTTGGTGGCTGACTTTTTCTTAGGGTATAGAACTGATAAAACATTATCTTCTTCTGCAACATTCAAATGTGCTTTCAGATGATTTAGTTTTCGACCTTCTAGTGTTGAAATGTGCTTCTTATCGTCTTGTGTAAAATCAATAAGAATTGATTCATCACCGCAATAATCTATTGCAATGTTTGCAGGAACTTCGCACCATGTATGCGCTCCTATCGAATATTCGCCTTTTCCTATTACTATCTCGCCTTCAGGTCTATGTCTTACTAGTTTCATTAATGCCATAATTATGCCTCCATTATATTGGGTAGTATCCCCTACCCCGATAGTTCGGAGTAGAGGGTACTACTTTACGTTTTCACTTTCTAATGAAGTACCTTAAGCACTCTTTAGGTTAGTAATCTTACCTTGTCCTTTGAAGAAGGAACAGCATGTCTCACCCATAGTGCGGTACATACCTTGGTTTCCAAGTTTACCAACACCGAATGGGTTTCCACTAGTAATACCATCTTCGAAGTATTGTGTAGGTTTCATTACAGATAGCCATAGGTGGTCAGTATCTAGAATCAGTATATCACTGATACGGTTAGATGTACTCAGACCAGTTGAAGGCATGTCCTTAGCAGGTATAATTGGTATGTCATAGTATGTTGCAACTCTGAAACCAACTTCTTGACCCTTAACACCACGAACACCATTATGGGTAGGAACAATCTCTTTCCTGTCCATGAATCTTTCTTGTGCTTGTAGCAAGTCAGAAAGTTTCTGTATGGTATCATATCCAGTAAGGATAACTTTAGGGTTTCCACCGTTTTGGCGTATTTTCCTAATCATATCGTTAAGTAGGCTCAATGTTAGAACTCTACAATCACCGGATGCATAACCTGCACCGAAATCAACTTCAGCATCTAGGAAAGAAGCAACACCTGTGTATGTGAAGTTTCCACTACTACCTGTGTTTCCAACTGTTACAGTTCTTGTTGAACCATAGATAGTTGCCGCATCTGCAATGTTAGCAAAAGTACCATCGTTGTTCTTACTGTTGTGGAAGACGTTATCTTCCTGCATCATAGCCAACTCAGCCGCAGATGAAACTATCTTCATTAGTGAAGTATAGTTCTTCTCAATACCTGTTGTACCGTTCTCGTTGTACTTCTCAAGAGGCATAACTAGCATCTTGCTTTGTACTTCAGCGTGTAGTTTACCCATGTCCTCACGAACAATTGCTCTGATGTCACCGACACCATCATCAATTGCGGCAAGTTCCATTCCAAGTTCTGAGAACTCAAACAGATGTGCAATAGTCTTAGGGCTAACGTATAGTTTTGTGTACTCAGGTGCTAATGCATGGAAGTCTGTACCAATTACAGCATTCTCTCCAACTCCACCAATAGTATCTGCTCTTGGTGTTGCCGCATCAGCAGAACTAATTGAGCCAGTTACAGCGTTAGAACCTGTTGCGAAATTAGAACCACTACCACCAATAGGTCGGCTCTTTAGAACTCTCCAACCTGAAGATGTGTATGGCCTCTTTGCAATCATAGAAAGAGGGTTTACTTCTTGGTTCAGCATAGACCAAACTTTCTGTCCATAAAGAACGTTGTATAAGTCGCCTAGTCCAGCCGCCGCAGTAAAGGGGTTTGAAGAAGCATCGTGAGGAGTTCCGAATCCTCCAACAACTCCACCCGCTTTGAGTAGAGCATTACCGGAGTTTCCACCGTATCCGTACGTAGCCGCTTCTAAGTCTTTCATTGTCTTAATATATCCTGACATATTTAATCACCTCTTGTTAATGCGTGTAGGTCGTCCCAAGACATATCAGCCGCCGCCTCAATGCTTGTTGGAAATCCTTCAGGAAGTGACATAGCCACTTCTTGTGCTTTCCTAATCTCAGAGTTTCTCTCTGTTAGAGATTTGCGTAGTTCAGCAAACTCTTCTTTCAGAGCCGCTACATCAGTACGAGCATCATATTCTGCTCTTTCTGCGTTAGCCTTTTTTACAGATAGTTCGTTAGTAAACCTTGCTTCGAACTCTTTGCTTAGAGAATCGTAAGCCATTGCTTCCATTCTCTCTGCTTTGAACTTAGCATAAGCCTTCTCAACATTTTCAGCACTCAAGTCAAGAGTAGAGAAATCAGTTCCCTCTAATCCTTTTGCTACGTTAAGTGCGGCAGGTGCGGCAGTAGGCTTTCCTCCACTTACTACTTCTTCTCCTGCTTCGAACTCTCTTGTTTCATCTTCATCAAGAGCCTTCTCTTCCATGTCTTCGTCTGCTTTTTCTTCCATGTCTTCGTCCATGTCGGCTTTTTCATGTCCATACATTTTCTCATCCATATCTGCATCAGTATCCATATACTCTGCGTTCTTCGTTACGGCGTCATCAACTTCACTGTGAACGTTGTTAACTTGTTTCATCAAGTCATTCAACTCTTCCAGTGCTTTTTCCAATTTTTCACTCATTGTTTTATCCTCCATTTTTAAAATGTCGAACTTTGCTTCGGGATTAATCCCTTTCTCGCAGATTGTAACTTCATGCAGTTCCAACCTGTCTATCTCGTTGTACTCCCCATACTCATCAGAAGTCTTTTGCTTCTTTGAGATGGCTTGTCCACCTATACTAAAGGAACGAAGTGTTCCTTTTCTAATACCTCTTGATATTTCTTTTGCCTTTTCTATGTCATCTCTTAGTTTGATAACTACATAGAACCCTACATCATCAACTGAAGTCTTGTGCAGTACACCGTGACTATCACGATATTGCTCAACAACTTCTCCAACTTGTACATTAGAATGATTAGACATTACATTTCTGTATTTCTCATCAGACATGTATTTCTTAACAGCATCATTTAATGCTTCTAGTGTGATTAAATCATTTTGTTTGTCAACTATTTCTATTGAAGCATAACCTCCAATGATTAGATTGTCTGACTTAAGAATGCTGAACTCATGAGAAGATTCTGCCTTCAGTAAAGGAGATTCCATCATCAACATTGCAGTCAAGTTTCTACTCTTACTATATTAAATAAATGTAAAATTAATCCTTTTTAGGTGTTGGGAAGTCTAATACAGCATATGTGTCTTCAGTAATATTCCATTTGTTAGGGTTCTCTTTATCCTCTAACATCTCTTGCTTCTTACCTGTCCATGCAATCCAACTCTTTTTCTCATCTAACGGGACTACTCTGAAATGCATTCGAGTTTCAAACTTATCTCCATCAAGACGATATTCGTGATAACCATCTTTTTGTATTCCTAATTCAATCTCTCCTTTATCTAACACTTTCTTTGACTCTCCTATTTTCTTAGAAACAATAGCAGGATACTTACCTGATTTACCGAATAGGTCATAGATATCTGTATTGCCTTCTATGTCTATTGTCCAAGCCATACGTTCATCTTGGTAATCTATGATTAAATCTACATTATCGTCTTCTCTCAAAACGATTGTATATTTTCCCATGTTGTCTTTCTTCACTAGTTCTTCAATATCTTTTTCTAAAATATCTTCTCTAGCAGTAAACTTGTTCGGATGTAAATAGACTAAATCTTCTTGTTGTTTCATCCACGCCATTAGTTTACCATCATCTGAATCAAATAAATCTGCAAATGCTCCTTGATGTTTATCTACAACAAAGTCTAGTATTTTGCTAAATGGTAAGTTATCCCTACCACTTTCTAATATCTCATTCCTAATTGCTAACCTAAACATAGAACGTTTGCTTTTCATTATGTTAGCAACTTGTTCTTTCCACAAATCTATGTTATGTAAAGCATTTTTCTGCATTAGGCTATCTCCTTCAAACCCATAAATAGTAAATCCATTTAAGTCTTCTTTGAGTATTATTTCAGCAGTACCATGTGTATGGTCTGTAATGTAATATCCTTTCTTGACTTTCTTTTTCTGACCTCTTGGGTTTTGCAATCCACTAGTAACTTCAAACATCCCACCCACCTTATCTCCAAAGGTATATCCCATTGCACTCAATGATTTTTTTGTCTTACTCGCAAGTTGTTCTAATGTCTCAACGGAATCAGAACGGGTGACTTCCGGTATCTCTATTACCTTAGCAGAAAATAATTTGAACCCGTCTTTACCTTTTTTCACTTCATCAACTTTAACTCTAACAATACTACCAATCTTAACAGATTCTTTTGTATTCAAAGCCTTACCTACTTCAAGATAATCTTTATCTTCAAACTCAATTGTTTTGTAATTTCTTGCGGTTTCAGCATTTACTGGGCCAATACCCATAGTGTAAGAGTGTAAATTGCTTTTAGTTTTCTTAGCATCTAGCACTACTACATCCAAATCAACAAACTTCTTCCACTTAATCCACTTAGGATTTTTCTTAACTCCAATGTAATATGTTGATTCTATGTCTTTAATTACAACTCCCTCAGAAGCAGGAAGTTGCATAATCTCTTTTGCATATTCTTCTACTTCCTTAATTGAATCTGCTATCCTTGTGTCTTTCTTGGATGGGAAGGCTAAGTCTTGTGATGAATGTTGAGAGTATTGATAGAGTAGAATATTATGTCTTTCTCTTAATGTTTCATCAGCAATGTTCTTTCCCTCATGAACCATTATATCAAAAACATGCGCTCGTAGTTCCCCGCCCTTTTTATTTTTGAAAACGTGTGCAATTGTGTCTGCTCGGTGTAGTGGCTCATCTTTCATAAACAACATTAGTTCACCATCTAATATACAGTCATTGAATGATTTCTTTTCAAGAGCCTTAACTTGCTCAGGACATTTACTAGTTATGTCTTTCTCGTTGTAAGAATAAATCGTTACCTTATTATTGAACTTATGAAGTTGTATTCTCATACCATCATATTTTTCTTGGACTATGTATTCTCCTGTCAACCCCTTAACTTCTTTTAAATCATCAATCTCAAATATTCTATACATTGGTTTATTTGGAATTATGAAGTCAATAGATTGCTTTTCTTCATCACTTTTTGCAATATCTAAATCTACTAAACTATCCCACTTATCTTCACTATATTCAGAACCGTAGACTTTTTGTAATAATTTGTATGCTCCCTTGAACTTGTTTTCTATTCTACGGGTATCTTCATCTTCTTTACCATAGTGTTCTATAATGTAAAGTGGAATATCTTTAGGTTCTAAATCAAGTCCCATGTAGTCTCTTGTAATCTCATCAGGTTTCAAATCAACTGCTAACCATGCTTTATCGGGAAGAGGATTAGCGTGAGAACGTAAAGCATAATGTATGAATGCGGCAAACGTAGACTCATCTTTGAGTAAAGTAGCAATTACCTTATCACCTAACTGTTTAGAAAATGGGTCACTTACTTCATCTGATTTGAATCTCATTTCCTTTATTGCTTCATACAATTCTTTAGCCTGTCTTGAACTAGGATTATATGTTTCATCAGAAAACGCTGTGTCTTCTTTTAGATATGTTTTGAGTTCTCTAGTAAAATCATCTATTGTATCGAACTGTTCTCTAACATCTTTTACTGTTTTTTTCCAAGCATCACCATATTCATCAGGGTTTTCTTTTGCAGAAAGATAAGAATACCTAACACGCTCAAAGAAGTCCAATACTTTCTTAGTCATTGTATTGGTTTCTTTCTCAAAAGATAACCCTGTCTGTGGCATGTATCCCCCTCAAGCAGATGGTCTTGGAGGATTTATTGAACTTCTAGAACTAGCAGTTGACCCCATATCCATTTCCATTAGAACTCTAACGGCATTATGTGCTTTCTCCGCAGAACCCTTTCTTCCTTGTTTAAGTTCAGCAGTAGCCATCTCTAATTGTTTAACTGCATCTTTGTATGCCGCTTCTTCCATTAGGTTAGATTGGCTTTGTTCAAACGGGGAAGCATCACCACCTAAAGGAGAATACTTTTCACCATATTGTTTAATTAAAGATTCTAACGCCTCAATCACACTAGCCTTAGTAACCTCATTGAGTTTATCCTCTTTACCTTCAACATTACTTGTCTTAGGCAGAGGTTCTTCTGATGGGTTTTTCTTAGGTCTTTTCACCTTGACTTCTTCACCTGTTAGTGGCTCATCTAGTTTTAGTGTACCTAGATGTTCTGCTTCTTGCAATACTTCTTTTGCTTTTAATATAGCCAATTCAACTATTTTTTCTTCCCATGTTACTCTCTCCGGCATTTTAATCACTCCATATCTTTTACTAGTTTGTGTATGTCTTCCCAGTCCATACTCTTTTTGATTGTACTTCCACCTACAATATTCCTACTATCCATAGTAGGAGAAGGAGATTCGTAAACAACGTATCCCGATTTCATTAGTAGATTATCCTTATGATAAACTGCCTGTTCTAAAGCCTTTACTTTGTCAACTAATTCTTTCATTAACATAAGCATTTCATTATTTTCTTCACTCATTTTATGCACCTTCCTGTATGTCTTTCATAGCAATTAACATGTCTTCTCGGATTCTTTGTCTTAGAACTATTTTCCAGTCTATCATGTAACTCCTGCTCCTTCGTGTAGTGGTCTAGTTCAATAAGGTTTCATTTACCATCCTTTTTCTTATTCTCAGGATAAACCATTTTCCTTAGTTGATTGTATAGTGTTTCATAGTCCTTTCTTAGTTCAGATGCTGATGCAAGTATTTCTAGATTTTTCTCATCAAAACCTTCTACTTGCTTACTTAGTTTCTTATCCGATTTTACTATATCAATGTCTTTCAGTTCACCGATTAAGTCTGATAGTTGAGTCATCTCTTGACCCATTGTGTTAGTAGGTTGAGACTTCTGTAAAAGTTTCTTTAGTTTCTTTTTCTTCTTAGCGTCTATCTTCTCGATAAATACAGGAGAGAAGTAGAAGCCCTCTGCTTTAACAATATCAAACCACTTCATTGAGACTCCCCCGTTGCTTCATCAGATGAGGGTTCATCTAATGATTGTTTTTGTTTAGGCAGATTTTCTAAAACTTTATCAATTACTTTGATTCTATCTTCTAATTCAGGTAATTCTTGTTCATAGTAATCTATCCAATCTTCTAGTGATTCTTTCTGTTCCTCTATTTCATCTTCTGCAATATTGTTTGGATTACTACCATCAACTAATCCTTCTAGCCCTTCTTGATATGCTTCTGTTATTTTCTTATATTGTTCTATTGTTTCTAATAACTTATCTTTAGTTGATGTAAATAATCTAAATTGCTGAGATGGATTATCCGGTAAGTTTCCTGATTTAGCATCTTCTGCTACTTCCTTAACTTTACCACTGAACTCATTTATTTTGTCTTCAAGTGTTTTAGATTCTTCAAGTGTTTTAGAGCCAATATACCTATCAGGATATTTGAGAGAAGTCTTACTCCTAATACCAATCCTTTGTGGTGTTACTTTCTTAGGTGCTTTCTGTCTTCTTTTAGTTGCTTCAGGCGCATACTTCTCAGGGTCTTCTTCATAAAGTTCCCAAGCAGTTTCTAGATTCGGAAACTCTCTATTCATCTTAAGTGGTGAACGTCTATACTTGGTAGATATACCACGAACTCTTTTGAGCCTACTTTCTTTCAATCTACTAAAATCTCCTGTAAGAGTATTGATTCTAATTAGATATTCTAAAGCATCAAATTGTTTTTCTAGTTCTGCTTTCATTTCACTTTCACTCATATCTTCATTAGTAGTATAAATTATGTCAGGAATCAACCTGTAAATCATCCTGAGAATATTATCAGAATTAAAAAATAATCTATAATGTTCAGCAGGGTCTGCATTTTTAGTTTGAATTAATTTAGTTATCTCATCTACAAACTTGTCAATGTCTAAAGAATAATATTGTTCTACCCCTTTCATTCCTGCTTCTAGTTCCCCAACTTTTCTGACTGGGATTCTAGCAACTTGGTATATTTCCATTAGTATATCAATGCTAGACTTACCATTGTATTCTCTAACTTCTGACCAACCATCTTCAAAAGTTGCATTTGGAGGAATAAATAATTTTGATACATCAGGCTTTAATCTACCTTTACCTTCTAGTAAATGTCTTTGAACTAACTTTGCACTAGAGGCTAAGTTTTCTCTCATATCTCTTATCAGATTTTTAGCCTTAGTGTTGTTACCATATTTAGACCAAGTATCTAATAGAGTTTTCATATTAACTGCAAACTTAATGCTTTGGTCAGTTCTAACACCTAAACCTATTTTTAATTTTTCAAGGGGTTGTTTATCTCCTTCAAATAAAAACTCATATAATTCATTTTGTTCTTCTTGTAGCGTACTTAAATCAAGAGTACCTCCTTCTTTGAGTCTATCTAAACTACTTTTTTCAGGTTTAATTTGACTCTTTAAGTTGTCTATTCTGTTGATAAACTTCTGCTTATCTTTTTCCAAAGCAACAACATCTTTGTACTGTACTCCTCTTCTTGTTTGAGTTCTAATAGGAGAAGAACGGAAACCCATCCTAAGAATATTTCTTATTTTATTATCTTCTTCAGCCGCACGTTGCAATAACCTATCAGCCCGATATAACGAACTTCTGTCAATTTTAGTTTCTTCTTTTTTATTTGCTGTATCAAACGCCCACCAAACATCAGCATGGATATCAGACCCATCTGTTCTTTTGAGGACATCCATGAAAGTCATTGTATCGCCTCAGAATGGAATATTTTCTTTTCTATTCTTTTGTTTCTTAGGAAGTAATATTGCATCAGGAATATCTGAAGCATTTGGTATCTTCTTCTCAACAGTAGTATCTTTATCAATACCACCAATAGAATAATCTCTACTAGGAGTAATCCGGTTTCGTTGTTCTCTACCTTCTCTAACTCTAGCCGCTTTTAGTTCTCTTTCTAACTGTCTTACACTTTTTTCTTCACTCATTGGTTTTTCCTCCTTTTTTCTTCATCGAGATTGTTTTTTGCTCTCCTCATCAATGCTCTATCTCCCGCATTGTAATCTCTTGGTTGTGGAATTGTTGGGACTCTTGGCATATTGGTTATGTATTGTGGTGATTGCATTCTTGTAGGTGTGTCCTTCTTGTATTGTGCAATTATCTCTCTGATTCTTTTTGCTTGAGAACTATGAGCCTTAACTGCTTTGTCCAATTCACCTGCTATCTCTTCTAACGTCTTTACGTTCATTTCGTTTTTTAGTATATCTTGCCAACTCATTCTTTCTCCTCCCTTAATTCTTTGAAGTCATCTCCATCAATGTCTCCATCTTTATCGACATCTAGATTCTTTTGTTTACCTTTTAATTTTTTTATTACGTCAAACCAACTCATTCTAAATCACCTTTTTCCTGTTGCTATTTCAATAATTTCCATCATTCTCTTTTCTATTTCATCTTCTGATAATCCTATTGCTTTATCTGTATCGCCTAGACCTTTAATGGTGCTGTCTGCTACTTGAACAATAGCATCAAGCCTACGCAATAACCTTGTTTGTGAATCCAACTCTCTAGATTTAATTATATCTTCCCAACTCATTATAACTCTCTCCAATCTATTTTACTATAATCATGATTTTTTATGTCTTCTCTATGCAGTGCCATTGCTACACTATCTGCATTGGATATAAACCTTCTAAGTCGTATTGCGTTCTCTCCATTTAATTCAGGGTCATCTAAAACTTCATTTAGTAATGTAATATATTTTTGGTCGTCATCCTTGTATAAACCAGTGTTAAGTTCTGCATCTGAACTTTGACCTAAGAAAACAAGAGGTTGTTTTTTTCCTACTATGTGAATCAGTCCTTTTCTGTCTCCCATAGTTATAGAAATAATACCATTAGAATACATTTGTGGCGTACCTTTTATCTTTTGGTATATTTTTTCTGCTACATTTGTAACAGTGTCTTGTTTTAATATACCTCGCCAACTCATTCATCATCACCTATTATTGGTAAACTCATTCCTACTTGCCACACTATTATGTCAGATAGTAATCTAAGTTTCATCCTACTCTCCTCTCTGTTCTCTTGTCCACATTCTCATTTCCTGCTTCTCTTGGTAATCCTGTAAATCTTTTATCCGGCCCTGTGGACATTGACGGTTTGTTTCTCGTAGCGGGGGGGTTCTCTTGAGGTTTGCTCTCTCCTCCTTGATTACCCATCATCATCTGTTCTTGCATTTGTCCCATCTGACTAGCGTCAATATCTGTTCCTGCATACGGGTCTAAACTAATATCTTCTTCTCCTTCACCACCTTCTGCTTGTTCCGGTTTAGGTTCAGGTTTAGTGTAAATAAATCTACCTTCATCATCCATATCAACTTCAAATCCTAAGTTCTTAATTGCGGCGGCAACGTTAACTTCTATCTCTCTCTTACGAAGAACAGCAATTTCATCTTCTTCTTCTGATGGTGGGAGTTTCAAACACCAATCAGTTATACCGAACTCTTCTGTCATAAACGGGAATACATAATTATTCCAAATAGTCTGTGCCATTTCCACTGCTCTATTAGTGACTAGTACTTGCATACCTTCGTTATTTAAACCACCACTAGCAGAATTATCTGCCATGAATATTTTACTCACACCATAGAATGCTGAAATCCTATCTCTCAAATCATCTTTAACTTGTATGTAGTCCATCTCCTTCAGACTATCCATAAACTTGACCCATTCAACAGAACCTTTTCCTCCTTCAGATTCTATTCCCATTACAGGTATGAAGTGTGGGTCTTGTTCCATCTTTTCTTTGACACCACGCCAAAACGATTTCATTGAATCCATGTTTCTAGTTTGAACAGCCAATAATCCCTTCGGCATTCTTGCCTTAGTATAGGAAGAATTAACATAATTCTCCATAGCAATTAATGTAGTAATGTTATTCCAAAGTGTTATGACGGGTGAAAGTCCATACAGTCTACTTGGTGAATATTTACTAAAGTGTAAAACTTCACCCTTCACAAAGTACTGTTCTTCTCCGTTTACTCTGTTAACATAATGAACAGGATGTAGTTCTGAATTACAAGTTTCGCAAAGGTCACTAGCATTTTCATGTACTCTATGTCTATGTCTCAAACAGGTATAACCATTTTTACCCCTCTCTCCAAGTTGATTAGAATAAATATGCATTGTTACTGGGTCGCCACGATATACTTCTTTGATTCTATGCATCCTAACAGAATTGTTATTATCAGCATAATATTCCTTAACCATGACCATATACGCATCATCCATGATATTCAAGTCATCTTCAAGTTCTTTCAATACATCAATAAACATCTGTTCTGAACAGTTAACATACCCCTCTAAGAACTCTTTAGCATATTTCAGTTGGTCAGGATTTGGCTTTTCTAATTCTAAACTCCCACACTGTACACATTCTTTAGTTGCGTTTTCGTGTTCTTTACCACAAGACCTACATTTTACTGCGAACTTAGCATCCCAATTGTAACCTCTTCTAAATATCTCCTGCTTAAGTTGCGTAATACAAGTTCTAACAATTGTTGATTGCGTAACTATGTGGTAAATGATAGGTGTTGTTAACAGATACGAATTATCCTTCTCCTGAATACCCGGATTAAATACGGTTCTATCTGCGGGTTTAGGGGTTGTCTGCCTAAACAAATTGCTAATACTAAATCTTCTCTTTTCTTCTACCATATTACCACTTTACTTTGTTTGCCCAGTACGCCGCAGAGGTTTTTCCCCGCTTGATGTTCTTAGCATGACGAGCCTTGAATGATGCTTGTTTCTTTTTTCTCTTTCCTTTAGGGTCACTTTCAGTAACAGTCTTTGCACCTTGTTCCCCAAACCGAATAGTTTTGACTTTCTTCCCATCTTTAACAACCACAACATGTGATTTGGTTTTATGTTTAGGAGTTCTCTTAGGTTTACTAAAACCACTAACACCTGCTCTCTTCAAAGCAGGGTGCTTGCCCTTTTTCTTTAGAACTTCAAACCAATCCATAATATCACTTCTGAGAGAACTTCTTTCCTGTTGGGATGTGTTGCTTCCCTTTCTTACGTCCTTCTTTTTTCTTTTTATCTTGATACTTCAATCTAGATTTAGAAGTTCTTTTGTAAGTAGCCTTTGGCATGTACCTGCCCTTTGTTTTGGAAGGTGCTTTCTTTCCTTTCTCTTTGGCACTGTGTTGTTCTGAACTTCCCCACTCCTCATCAGTCCAAGTGGCTAGGTCTTGTTGTGTTTTCTTTTTGGCTTTCAAAGTTACAAACCAATCACTAATCACGATAACCACCACCTGCTCTTTTGTATGCGGCGGCGAGCATTTGTGCTTTTCTTGCAGACCATTGTCCTGCCGCCCCACCTTTACTACCTGCTTTAATTCTCTGAAATTGTTTTTTTCTCATTGATGGCTTAGTGTAGTTACCTGCTGAATTAACACTAGATTTCTTTTTCTTCTTAAGAACTTCAAACCAATTCATATTACTCCCTCCAACTTATCCATTTCTGACATCATACAATTGTCATGTAATTTAGCAACTGTATCTATATCAATATCATATCTAGTAAAATCATAACCAACGTGGTCTTTATGATTTTCATACTTCATTAGTTTGAATAGTTCATGTCTTCTATCTGAGTACCAATCAGCCTTCTTGTGTGATTTCTTCATTCTAATTAATTCTAGAAGAATATCTGCATTTGGCCCTTTCATTCTGAAATGTGGCCTACATTTAGTTAACAACTCAGTAACATCATCAGCAGAATAGAAGTTTAGTCTGTTAACAGGTCTAGTGTCTTGTGGAGATTTTTGGTCTAAATGTAGTCTGCCACAACCTAGAGACTTATGCATCTCTATCATGAAAGCCTTACCTCTATCACCCGTTGCAACTAAACCAACTCTAGGGTTGTATTTTTTATCCATAGTAATATAGCCATCAGAATCTATGAAAGCCGCAGTATAGGCGTAAATGTCTTTTTTAATTTCATCACTGAACTTATAGAAAGAACCTTCAACATTAGTTATGTTACTTTGTTTAGCCATTTTAGCAATTATGCTAGGAGTTGTTTTCTTGAATAAAGTCTTAGGTAATCTTTCGTGTATCTGTCTAGCAGATATTCCTGAGTCTTCGCACACTATACTTGTTATGTGATATTTGATGATATCTTTTTGAGTTGTAGTTTTCATATGTTTCTTTAATATTCTCTTAAACTCTCTCTTAGAATTAGTCATGTTCTTAGTTAATTTTGAGTATTCAGAGTTGAATGGCATCCCATCCTTCTCAACTCTCGCCTCCCAATATTTACAAAGAACATCAATCAATTCTCTTCTAGTAGCCTCATCATTAACATATGATAGTTTGATTAGGTTATCTTCAGTGCAAGTCATATCCTTTAGAACAGGTTTGTATTTTCTAATCCAATAAATAGAATCCATACTAGTATCTAGATGGTCAGAATATGCTTTGATTAGATTCTCTATTGAGTCAGTAATTCTAACCTTTTCTTCTCCTTTCAAAGTTCTTCTGTATTTTTTTAGTTCTCTGATAGTCTTAGGTATATCATTACCTTCAATCTCAAACTTCTTCAAATCATATTTTAATTGGGATTTAGCATCAGATAATGTTAACCTAAAGTCTTCTGCAAACTTCTTTTCTAAAGTTGTATGGTCTTCTAACGCATTGTTGGATAACCACGCTCTCTTCATATCTTCAGTGATACGTTCAATCTCTTCTTCAGATGTTTCTTTTCGTCTTGCTTCTTCCGCAAGCATCTCAAACTTTTCACTATCTTTCTCCGCCACGCATATACCCCCTAGAAGTTCAGCCCCATCATACCGCCTAAAGACCTGTTCATTGGCTTAGGGTTATCAAATATTCCCATATCATCCAATAACATGAACACATCTTGGGTTTTTGTAGCGCAAGCGACTGCCAATGCCAAACTCATAACTAAGTCGTCATGCGCCCCTACACCTTCAAACCTACCACTATGAGTAATAGAGAACATTGATAATTCCTCAATCAAAGCATTAGTTAGATTTCTACTATTATTATCACCGTATGGGAAGTTTATCTTTCCGTTTTCTATATTCATTTGAAGACTTAGAATTATCTCCTGTTTCTTTTTTCTAGTAGTAGTAAAGTCTCTAACATTTAAATCTGAAATATTTCTGAGTTCCTGTGTGAATGCTTTAGCAAAAGTGTTAGTCTCGTAGAGTATTTCTTCCGGCTCAAATATTCGACCAATCAAACGTATCTTCTCAATGTTTTCTCTGAAGTCAACATTCTTTGCCCTATCAACGTGGACTATGGTTTTGTTTTTCTCATCATCAACTTCTATCACTGTGATAACATTGTAGTCTCCATCGGTTGAGATAGCAGGGTCAACACCAACGTAATACTTGTATCCCTTATCCTTTCTATGTCCTAGTCTCAAAACATAGTCTTTATTTTTACATTTAGCGATAAACTCAGGATTGAACAATGCTGTTCCAGTAGAGATTGGAACACAAAGATATTCTCTTGTAAACTTAAGAGAACCTATCTCAGCCTTTCTTTGCATGAGTGCATCAAAGTCCCAACGTTCAGGCCAAAGTGGTTCATTCATTGAATCTAGACATGGGTATTTCTTAACGGAATATGCGCTATTTTCTTCTAACTGTGCAAAGATATCAGTATAAGTAAATGGTGTACCAATCATTCTCAACTTAGAAGTGTGATGAAGTGTTGGTATCATATCTCCAAAGAACCAATCTGTAACTCGCTGAATACCTGCAAGGCTGAACTCTTTCAAAGGGTCGTCAATAATAATCTCTTGAGGGTGAAGTCCTCTAATCTGAGAACCAACAGAACGTTCCAAAATAGCATTACCATTTGTTAATTGTATATTACCAATAGCCCAACCCCTACTAGGCTTGTACTTCTTAAGAGCAGGATGATTGAAATATCTGTCAATTTCTCTCATGTGAACTAAAGTCTGTTTTTGGTTAGAAGAAATGTATAGCATTTGATATGGTGGTTCTTGAAACACAAGATTCCATACTACCCAACTGTGCATAAAGACAGATTTCCCGTGGTCTCTGCTACAAATAATAACAGTTCTATCGGTTGTTTCCATTGATTCTAACCACTCTTGCATGTAAGGAGGAAACATCATACCAAGAACATTCTGAAAAAAATAAGGAAAAGATGTTTTAGATATTTCCATATCCATAGAGGATATAAAATCTAACTCATCTATTTCCATTCTTATTTCCTCATAATGTAAAACCAATTAGAGACAGGTCTGTAATACAACTTTCTAATTGCAGTCGTTGGACTTTGTTCTCTCTCTAGTTTTTCTAAGACTTCTTTAACGTCTTCAGGAATATCATCTTGTCTAATTACTTTCATGTTACTATCAAACTCTACTCGTTGAAAGCCCTGTCTATCAACAAAAACAGAAACTCCTTGTGGCATAGCCGCACCTACTATTGGCCTATGACTATGTAAATCAACTACTTTCTTTGATATCCATAGTCCTGCACCTCTAGTTTGTTCTCTAGATAATCCAGTTTCTTTCGCATGGCTAACTAATCCAGTTAACAAAAATATATTCTTGTAAGGAGCAATACCTTGAACTGCAACAGGCTTACCATCTTTTACAGTTGGATGATATGCAATGTAATATTTCGGTTTAACTTCTGCAAACATCGTACCGTTCAATCGTTGATAGCGTTGCGCTCTAGTCTTGTAAGTAATATCATGTTCAGCAAACGCACGTACTACTTCTTCCTCAGTCATAGGGTTAGATATTTGAAACTCCATCTAATCACCTAAAGTTTGCCTTGAGAAAATACACACCTTCCTTCGGTACACCGTGTTTCTTACTCAACTCATCCATTGAGTTTGTTTCAGTAACAATGTTCTCAATTTCATATGCAGTTATATCAACATTATATTTTGATTTCATGATAAGCATAGCAGAATGAATATGTTCGTAATTGTCAACCTTACCTGTATTATAGTAAACAGGCTTACCTAACATCTTTCGAATATTATCATGTGCATCTAATAGTTTAGAATCTAAGTCACTCCTAAGAATCTTCATGTCGTCTACTGCAATAATAAATCTCTGAACGATTGTGTTAGAACCTTTACTTTTTCTATCACTACCACGAACCATAGTTCTCTTACTACCACTATAACCACCCACGTTTCTCTTAATGTGAGATTCTATTGCCTCAAATGGATACACCTTAGATTCATCATACATCTCATTCCATTCTGCCGGAGTCTTACCTCTTGCATTAGGAAACTTTTCCCCTTCAGGCCAATCAATATTATTTGCTTCTAATACCTTATGTAAGTATGAACCAAACTCTATGTTAGTTTCTTGAGATAATATCGAGTTTCTTTTATTCATTAAAACAAAGTTCACTGCCTTTATTCCTTTAGTTAGTTCATTTACTAACCTACCTATATCTTTCTTGTCATCCACTGAACTCAAAAACTCTAACATTCTAGTCAAGTCTTCTAACTCAGTTGGTTTTACCATCATATATCCTGACCTGCCTTCTAGTGCTAACACCTTAAACAATGCAGTATCAGTTCTACCAGTTGCTAATGCTCTGAATATTCTTTGGGTTTTACTTGTTTTAGTGTCGAACGGAAACTCATCATCGAATGGTTTGTTAGACCCACTAATTGCAACCACGAAATAATCTAAGACTTCTTGAATCAAATCATCAAACTCTTCCCTTGCTTCTTCTATATCTGCTAAGTGGTCTTTTCTGTTTACTGTTCCTAATTGTGGTCTTGACTGTGGAGGCACACCATCACTAGAAGAACCGACTGTGGCTTTAGCAGGAGCAGACGCTCTATCTAAATCATCACCCGCATCTAGTATTTTACTCAGGTTATCTAAAAACTCTCCAATATTCCTTAACCTATTGTTAATTCCTCTTTCAGTATTCATGGCTTTATCGTCAGTATTCCAACTTTCTGTAACCATGAACCTATTCACTGTTTTTGTTAGTGGTAGATAATATGGGCCATTTCCTCCTCTAGCCATTGTCTTTTCTACTGCATCAACATATTCATTAATTTCGTCATCCATGTCAACACCCGTTGACATTTCTCTAGCCGCCCCTGCACTCAGCATTGCTTCCCTTAATGTGTTAATGTCATTTCTAAAAGCAACAGTATCTTTGAATGCTCCACTATCCTTTGTAAAAGCATGGTAGAAAAGAGGGTCAACCTTTTGCGTAAGTCTTTCTAATTTAAGCCCAAACCTAGATAACTCTTCCATTTCTTTCTTGTTCTCTGCCGCCCTTACATTTCTTTCTTGAGTAACAGCATCATCAGAATCAAACGTTTCCCCGCCATCTTCTACGGTAATAGTCTCCTTGTAATCTCCACTATCTTTATCATAGTAGCCTTCTCTTCTAGCACTTCTATCATCAGAAGTATCCTTTAGATTATCTAATCCTACATCAGCAATAAACTTCTCATACAAGGCAAGTCCCTTGTGTCTCTTAAAGTAGGGTTCTAGTTCTTTAGGATTAATTTTCACAACATAGTCTAACTCACCATTATTGATAATAGACTTGAAAGAAAGGAACTTATCTATTACTTCTGCAATCTCCTGTTTGTCTTTATCGTCTTTATTTTCTTCTGTGTTTAACATATCTCTAATAGGAAGAAAGGCTTCATTACATGCATTATATGCTTCTTTGAAATCATTATACTTACCCTTATGACCTTTCCAAAAATTGTAAATCCTATTACGTCTATCTAATCTTTTAAGGTCAAGTTCACCAATTATTAGGTCAGCGTCTAAATGAATTATTTGTTCTTCTACCTCATCTAATGGTCTTAAAACTGAAAGTAGTGGCTGAAGTCTTCTTTGAATAGCAGGAGTTTGATTCTGAATAACATACTTCCATTTGTTAATCTCTCTCATGTTTACGTTTCTATTTCTAAGTGAAACTCTAGTTAGTCTCCTATCTCCTTCTATTGTATTCTCATACGTTAACATTTTACCATTTTCATCTAAGAAGTTCTTCAGAGTTTTATTTAGTAGTGCTTTGTCTCTTTGAATTGTTTTACTATCATCAATCTCATCTGTGTCTAAGTCGGTACTCTTAACGCCGCCTTTAACCTCTGATAGTTTTAATAATGTTTTAACCATTATATCTCTAGTAGATTTTGGAATCTCACTAAACCCTTTGTACTTATTGTTAATGTCTTCAACTAGAATATTAGTTAACTCACCCAGTTGTTTTCCTTTGAGTTGATATTTACTAGATAGAGTCTTCTTATCATTTCCAAAGAAGTCATTATCGTTGACTAAGAAAGTATGTAGAAACTCAGGTTTGAATCCATCATCATAATCATCAAGTCTATCGTCTGCTTCCATTTCTATTTTACTTTGTAAGTTTTTTAATTGTGTAGGTTTCAAATCCCTATATTCTTCAGACTCTTTAACTTTCTTTTCAGCAAAGTCTTCCATCGAATCAGGATTAACCATTAGTGTTTGGAATGCTTCGTATAGTTCAGTATCTTCTATCATGCTCTACCACCTTCACTAGCAATCCATTGGTACGGTTGAGTTGCTCCCTTTTTATTATGTAGTATAGGCTTCTCCATAACCTCAGACATTTTCTCTTTTATTCTAGTTAGTAATTCTTTATGAATATTAGAATAAGTTTCAACTAATTCTTGTTTGAACTTGTCTATTCCTTCAGAGGTTCTCTCCTTTTTTAGTTTTCTTAGAGAGATTTGTAGGTTTCTATCACCTAACATGTATCCTTCTAGTTGTACTAACATAGTAAGTAAATCTGAAAATTGCAATGATTGTTTAGATGACACCTTGAAGTCTTTCAACTTCTTTCGTGTGTCTCCTACTTGACCTAAATAATTACCAATTGGGTCATTATCAATATCCTCGAATAAAAATTGTAATGTTGGAATACGTTGTGGGTCAGTTATAGAAACAGTTCCTTCTGCTTTCTCTTCCATTTCTTTTAATGCCGCTAATATCTGTTCAGGTTCTCCAAACTCAACATCACCAACTCTCATGGTTTTTACAGAGCGTCTAACTCTAGAACCAAAAATATGCCCTAGTTCTTTTCTAACTAATTCTTGTTGTGGCTTTGTCGAACTTCCTTCCATTATAGCAACAAGTGCATCTCGCAAATCTGTCTTTAGAGTATATCTCCTAACTTGTGTTTTAGAAACTAATTCTTCATACTCCTTTCCTAGTTCTGCATTATACACTGCTGTTTTGAATTGACCATATCCTTTTGTTTGAGTTGGTGTAATACCTTTTTCACGTTGATATTTACTAGAAACCCCAGTCTTTACAAACTTATTATACAATGCAACAATCTCTGCGTTATCTACAAGACCATCTCTAATGTCCTGCATAAATTGCTTCTCTTGTAGGGACTGCTTAGTTTGAGTTTTAACAAATCCAACATCTAGATTCAAAGTATCATTATTCAAAATATAATCCAAAGCAGGATATATTCTACTAGTTGAGGCTGAACTTTTTTCTGCCCCAAAGAACTCTCGCTGTATGACTTGCATTGCCCTATTTACACTTTTAACATTTTCAAAATCAGTTAGGTTTGGCATAAATGGTTCTCTTGCTTGTCCTCTTATTGAACTAATAACCATCTTTAGATACTCTACTGCGAATGAATCTGATATAGTTGAAACATCTAACTTCTGAGAAGATATAACATCGTCTTCCTTATACTCATCAAGACCAAACACTTTTCCTAATACAGTTCTAACAATTTCTTTATCCGGTTTTCCACCTTGTAATAGTTTGGCCTGTTCAGGACTCATAAACTCAGGAAGAGTGACCGTCAACTTGCTACCTGAAACAAATGAAAGACCTTCTAATTTATCAGTTTCAAATGTCAAAGGTAATTGTAGTTCTATACCATCTGTAATATAGCCATAAAGTTCCGGCTTATCCTTGATGTAATTGAATATCTTTTCACCATTTTCTTCATCCCACCTAAGTAGCCTACTAGTCTTAGCACCTGATTTAGCAGTTCCCTTTTCTAAGAAAGTAATTAGAGGTTTGTGATTACCTGCAAGAAAGTCCTCATATAATTTTATTTCTTTAGGATTCTTATAATCATCATCTTTTTTTGAAGCACCTAACTTATCCAACAGAGGTTGAAACGCTTTCTCAGGCAAACCATCTTCTATCAAATTATTGACTGCCCTTCTAATTTGAGACTTACCATGATTAGCAAGTATCTCATCAAAGTTACCTGACTTTCTAGAAGCAACAATCTTATCACTGAGAGTTTGCCTTTTCAGAATCTCTGTCCAATTCATTCTTTCACCCCTATTAATTGACTAAACCATTCTAATGATTTCCTAAACTGGCTATTGTGTCGTTGTGCAGGAGTCATCCGTTGCCATCTCTGAGGAGAAATCGAGCGAGGTCTTCTAATTTGACTCTCATTAAGTCGTGAATGTCTTTCTTGCTTTTCGCTTCGTTGTTTTATAGCATCTGCCATTCTATTCATTTCTTCAGCATCAACCCATGTTGGGTCTTTTTTGACTTGTGCTATTGCGTTGGCTAACTCATATTGTAAACTTTTACGAACCCATTCATAATATCTTTTAACTAATCTATCCATAGTTTCTCCGCCTGAAAAATACACAATCAATGAATTAATAGTTGATTCACGGTTTAAGTGTTCTAGCATTTTTTCATTATGCCTAGTTTGTAATGCCTCCAAAACTAACCTTTCATTTGATAGTATAGACTCTTTAAGATTTTCAGAATCCTTATATCTACCCTTGTATGCTTCATGTTCTTCAGGTATATCAGGTGTAAACTGCTTTAGTGATTCTTCAAACCCTCTAACTCTATATGCAGATAAACTGTTATTTTTCATTACCTCTTGCGAAAACATTTCTTTTATTCTACCAGTAAAATATTTTTTGAACTTGTCCTGAACTACATTTTCATCAGCATCCAAAAGTGCAAGTTTTTTTCCTTCTTCTAAAAAACGTTGATACTGTTGCATAGTTCTTTGATGCTTACCATATTTTCTTGGCTTGTTTGGATATTTCATACGCCCACTTGCTATTGTTTCTTTTCTAGGTGAAAAGAAATATTCTACTGCATCAGGATATTCATTAGTAGTATCTTCCTGAATAGTTTTCCTAACTAAAGTAACGTGCCATTCAGGAAACTTTTCCCTTAGTTCACTTAATTTACCACTTCCCATAGGTCTTTCTGTTATTAGACGAAGCCCTCTCCAAAGATATTTGCTCGAACCTCTTGGCGACTCACTAAACACTTCTTTACTTTCTCCATGCTTATCAGCAATAGTACGTCTAATTGATGGGTCTATTTCGCCTGTTTGGATTTTAAGGGCGGTAACATCTAAATCATATTCATTTAATCTTCTATCAAGTTCTTTGAGTTTTAACTCATATTCAGCCTCACGTTCAATGTCTGAACTTCTCATTGGTTGTTTTTTACCATCAGCCCCTACAACCATTGGCATTTTCAAAACGCTAAACCAACTCATTGTAACTCCTCCAACTCAGGTTCTAAAATCTCCTTCTCATCTTCCTTCCTTCTTGAAGTTGAATCTTTAGGAGACTTATATCCTCTACCTCGTAAACCAGTTCCTTTTGATTTACCAGTTCTTTTAATGATATCAACCCAACTTTTTATTATTCCCATTCTTTTCATCCATTGTTGCTCACGATAAACGTCTTCAGGGCGTTTTTTTGGACTAAAAGTTTTACGAGAGTCTCTCAACATTTTTTCCCTCTCTTCCTTAAAATCTCTCGCTGCTATATTGATGGATTGTTTGAAAGCACGATAGAGTTCTTCTTCTCCATCTCCTTGTTCTCCCATTTTTGAAGTGTACATCAAATGTGGCCCTTGAGCCATGTACAACTCCCCATCACGAAACTTGAACTCATACACTGAACGTCTATCTTCACCCGCAATTTTTGACCTTAGAGTTAACTCAAAATCATCTCCCATTTTTCTGTTTATTCTTATTATCATGGTTCTGTCGCCAAACTTTTCTATGCCTTCTCTTCTAGCAATATCCTTTAGCCTTGATTGCATAGGCGTTAACTGTTTTATTATATTGAACCAACTCATTGTAACTTATCCTCCATTTGCTTTCTAACGTCTAACCAAACTTCAGGATGATTCTGTGCCAATACTTCTTTGATGATTTGCATTTGGTGAATAATAACAGTGTCTTGTCTCTTGTGGACTAACTTACCCTTGAACTCCATTAGATACTTCAAAGATTCACGAACCTCTTTTGCTAACTTAGTTAGTGAATCTATGTACTTAGCATCCAAATCATCTGAATCCATGAGTTGGTCTAACTTACCTTCAAGCCTAGAGATGTTACCACTAAGAGTATCAATCTCATTTACTTCCTTAACTGCTAGAATATGTGCGGCGGCTTTTTGGACTAGAGGTTGAGTGTGTTGTTTTATGTGTCTGACAACTTGCTCCTTAGAACTACCAACAATCTTAGCCGCTAAATCAGGAGTCATATCTCCACTGTAAAGTTCTTGCTCAATTTCTGAACGGTTCTCATATGTACATAGTTTACATCTTGGATTTGAAGCATCTGCATATCCTTCCATGTGATTACGTTGATGTTTTGCACTTGTGCCACTAGGCCAATTCATTCTAATATCCAAATCATCAGGTGAACAAATCATAGTCTCCAAATCAGATTCAAGGGATTCCCTGTCCTCATGATTACAAAGCCTACAACGTTTTCTTGTTACCATTCAATATTCACCACAATAAGGACACATAGTTCCTGACCAGTTATCTTCATCAATTTTCTTTATTCCTCTACAACAACTCATAATCTCACCAACATATCTTGCCAATTATCAAACGACTTCTTCTGTTCATCGGGTTCAGGTCTTTCACCAAACTTGAGTGGACTTCTTGCCACATCTCCACTTGTCTGTTTGAAGTGCATTGCCATTCCTTTTGACTTGGCACGAATAACAGCCATCCTCTTAATCTGCCTTCTAGACAACTTGAACCAACATTCTTCAATTTCATTTGGGATATTCAGATTCTTCAATGTCTTAACAGCATCTGATTCCTTTTCATTTCTAATATCAAAAGATTGATTTTTGAACATTCTATAAATGGTAGAATCAGGAAATGAACCTGTTGTACCCTTGCCTTTATCCAAAGCAGAATCAATTACCTGTCTGATAACTGATATTGTTAGAGCCGTAGTTGCAGCCTTCGCTCCTTCAATGGGTACGGGGTTATCTTTTCCAATAGTTAACTTGGCGTCATCTAAACGCTTTAACGCATTCTTAACAATAGTATGTAAACTAGGGGAATTGAAAGGTGAAGTATTGCCATCACCGTAAAGCACTTGCCACATTGGAGGTTCAGCAGTATTAGGACTAGTATTATACCATTCAGAATCTTTAGCAGGAACATCTTCATCTTTCAGTTCTCTAACTATTTCATATTGGTCAGTTCTGTAATGTCCATAAATAGGCTTAGTAGATATAACTGTCCCATTATCATCATCCCAATTACTAGGATTTGAAAATATAATATTTCTAGGGTCTGCTTTTGTTCCTTGAATACCATCCATCACACTATCTAATGCTTTGAGTGCTGTCTCTTGTTCAGGACTCATAGAAGGAGAATTGAATATAGACTTTAGTGCTTTAAAAATCTGAACTCCGCCTTTACCTTTTATCTTAGTTCCAGTCTTTCCCTTAACTCTACCTGCTATACCTTGATTCTTTACTAAATCTAGTAAACTCATTCCACTTGCTTCAGGACTTATCATACCAATAGCATCACCAGTAAGACCTTCAGCCTTTCTTTCCCAAATCTCAAACTCTTGTCTAAATGACTTAGCCTGAATATCAGTAGTGGCCTTACTACCATCAGGTAGTTTTACTGCCATACCTTTCTTTTTTCTTACGGGCTTTTTTCTTGCTACCACGTTTTTTTCCCCCTCCTGTTTTATTGTTGAATAATGCCGATGTTCCTGTTGCGGTAGTAGTAACTGCCCCTCCCATTCTTAGTATGTTAAACCAAGAATCATCATCGGCGTTTACTGAACCCTGCATAGTCGCACTATGATGAAGACTATCAAACTTGCTAATATTAACATTAGTACCTTTATTCGATGCTTCTACAAACTCCCACATTTTCAATCTAGGAGTAATACCATGTTCTCTAGCCCATGCCATTGTTTTCATATCATTTTCTTTAGCCTTTGTTCTTAACTCACTAACAACCTTAGAAGCCGCTTCACGAATGTTTTCATCCACCGAATAGTGTTGAGACAAACCATCTAATGCTTGTATCTCTTTATCCATCATTCCATACGCAACTAGTTCCTGTGCATTTCCATCTTTTATTCTAGCATCTAAAAAATTACTAGAATTAGCCTTTTTCCATTCTTGCCATTCTCTAGCGAATACAGGGTCTTCCATTGTTATTTTATGAAGATACTCATGGGTAAGAGTATCACTAAGTAAATCTACTACCTTTTCTTCAGAAACTTCAGGGTTATCCATTAATTTCTTAAACGCATTTAGAAAGATAGTGGTTTCACCAGTCTTAGGTTTGTAAACTCCGGCCATAGTTATAGGTGGTTTATTGATTTGTTTTAGAAACCAATTAACTCCACGCAATACTTTACCTGCTTTTCCTCCTAATTTAAATTGGAAGTCTTTTCTAATTGGGTCAAAGTAACTCATTTCTTTCTCCCCTTCTTAGGTGTAAGTATGTTCCTTGCAGTTTGCGAACAGTACCTTATTTTCTGAGTTGATTCTAGTGTCCAAAAAGAATCTCTTTCTAAACCAAACTTATCTTCAATATGACAACATAACTCGCAAAATCGTCATCTATCTCTAAACCAAGAACAGGGCCAGTAGGATGAACTAACTTCTTATCTAACCAAACATACACATTACCCATGAATGCAATCAACTTTCTAATTAGCCACTGCTTCATTCTACATACGCCCCACAATAAGAACAGAAACAACCCTGACTTGAAAACTCTATCATTCTAACCCACTCACAAGTAAAACAAATACCAACAAACGGTTGCATCAGTTACCACCTAATCTAGTTTCCCTATCGGTTAGTTGTTCTCTAGCATTCCAAGTCCCACTCCAAATGTCTCTGAAATTAGAACTGCCTTCTCTTTCTTTCCATTCCTTATACCCATGAACACTATTAAGAATTAATACCTTTCTTAGAGGCGGATTCAGCCAACCATTAACGTCTTTAATTAATCCTTCAGTATTCAACGAATTAAGTAATTTAGTAGGTGTCAAATTAACGTCTGTTGCAAACTCAAGCCTTCGCTTAATATCTTGCACTGTATAGGAAAAGGTTGAATCTACATTTCCTTTACCTTCAGAGTCTTTATCTCCTGCACTAACAAAAGCATCATACGTTCCGGCCATTAACCCTTTATTCTCAATAGCCACTATTGCATCTTTCAAAGGGTATTGTTTATGATTGCGTAATCTAGCATATTTTTTTGCTTGGCTATTAAAGTGCGGCCTGACGATAACCATCGTTCCACTTTTAGTTCTGAAGATATGACATTTGTCAAAGTTAGGCTTTACTTTATCTTCTAAGAAAAGAGTAGGTACAGCGAGAAAATTAGCCATCGGACTAACAGACCCATCATCCCCTGAGAACTTCAACACATCGAACCATGACGGACTTATATCAAAGGGCAAAATGTTTTACCCCCTTCTTTTTCAAAAAATGGGCGGTAATTTTTTTACCACTAGCGAATTTTTTTTCGTCCATTTTATCCTATTCCCAATATAAAAATCATAAGAGTGTTATTTACTTAAAGTCTGTAAGTCTTGTTTGCCTAAACACCTTATCTAGTATCACGTTTGCTAATTCTTTTGTAGCCGATTTTATTGCAACAAGTTTTCTATCTAAAGAAGGCTCTAATCGGCCATGTGCCTTAATATCGTTGATTTCTTCTCGTATGCTAGACAGTATTGCATTGGCTTTTTCTAGCAATTCACGATTTAATGCCTCATCTGCCATAGCCTTGGGTAAGGGGTTAAACAAATTAACTTTGTTAAGGCGTAGAGAAATAAAAAAATTGTAAAGCAAAGCATATGGTTGGAGTACTTTGTTACATAGACCACAAAGCCCTTTCGGGACAATGGGTTACGTCTCACTCTTCTTCTTGAGTGGCATTACGAGCATCAATAGAGGCTTGCTTTCTCATTGCAATGATGTCGGGAGTACATTCAGATGTTGATAATGTCTCACATCTGAAATTGCAGTCAATGCCGATAGGCTCAGTTATACCAAGAGCATCTTCAACTATACTCTGAATTAAACCAAGGTCAGCCAATGGTGCTTGAACCATAGTAGATTCAATAACTGCTTTCCTAGCAACTTTCTCGGTTTCCCAACGAGTAGTAAATGTAAGAATAAGACCATCAGAAGAATTACTCAGAGTAGGGGTCATAACAACCGAATCATCATAACATAGTTTCAAGTAATCGTATGTTTTGTTTGTCTCAATCCCTAATGATTCATGCATATACATGGAAGACCCTCTAGGTTTAGCCCACACTTCTTTAGTTGTCTCAACCCTTTCAGTGGTATAATCACAATCGAAACCGTTCTCTGTCAATTGAGTTTTCCATGCTCTAGCATCTGAGCCGTATTTTGTAGTAATAGCATGTTTACCGTCTATTGAAACAAGAAAATTGGTTTTAGTATCCACTTCTTCAACTAAACCATATGTAACATTCGGAGGAGTACTGGTATAATGAGAAGAGGAGCAAAGAATCAAACCTTTCTCTGATAACTTTGAGGCTACCTTAGAGAAGGCTTTATCGCTCATCTTTTCTTCTGCATATATGTATTTGGCAACTTGCACGTAACTAACTGACATGGTATATACTCTGAATAACTGGTATATAGGGTACTCGTTTAACAAAGTATCTCTTACCATATGGTTGTAATTACTTTGTGATTATGGAAACCCCAAGGAGTAGAGGAGGCCATTTCTGACCCCCCCTACGGGGTTTTGCGTGTTTACTCGGTTGTTGAGGGTGCTTCGGGTGTTTCCACCACTTTTTGAACAATTAAGTTCTTCAAAGCCTTACCCTTAACGTATTGATAGTCTTTTGAACTACCACGTATTGCGCTGTGAACTCTAGCATCAAAAGAAGCAAGTTCGTAATCTGCAAAGGTTTCAGCATCGGCGAAAACTCCTCCTCCGCCTCTCTTACTCCTTACTGCAAATCTTTGAAAGAAATTAGTATTCCAAAGAGTAATTAGAGCAGTTCGTGCTTCTGCTCTGCCTGAATTATAGTCTTCAAGAAGTTTCGAATCCATTGTTGTAGCCTTACCTGTTTTGAAAGGGCTAGTTGCTATATCCATGAAGAGAGTTCGAACAGTAGACATAATTCTACTTCTTCGGTCTGCATTTTTCTTACCTTTCTTCATAAGAGTAGTCAGAGAATCCAAATCCTCTGAATAGTTGTCATGACCTTCGTCATTCCAACCCTTATTGGCTTTCTGCCACGTTTTCACTGTTGTTTCAAAATTATTCCACTTATCATCTGTCATAATGGGTGTCTCCTACTATATCTGACGTTTTGGGGGTATATAGGGTATTCAGATTCACAAAGTAGTTCATACCATATGGTAGGATACTTTGTCATCATACCTGATGGGAGGAAGAGGCTCACTCTTCTTCTCCGCAATCATCAGGGTCACAAACTGAAATATCATATTCACTGTAATCATGCCCTTCATCAATAGTATTTCCACACTTAGAACATTCTTCAGTATAGAAAACCCAAGAGGGCAAACTATCCTCCGGTAATGCATTACTCCTATCACGCATAATTCCACCTCTCAAAAATATACTCTTCTGTTTCTACTCTCAAAACTAATTTCATCATTCCTCTTCACCTTCTTGTTTTACAAGTATTACCTCGACACCATCAACGAACCAAGTCATACGATGACCTCCCCTCAATAGTTGTTCAAAAATGTCGATATCATGTTCAGTAATTGTTAACGTTATTGTTTTATAACTCATTTAATCAGCCTCCAATTCAGCAAGATATTCATCAATCATTTGTGCTATATCATTGGGTATAGTTGCAATGCTTACTCTCTCGCCATTCTCTAATTCTGCATCAATACACCAACTCACTACTCTTAACAAGGTAAACACACTCCACATATTTCATTACTGCACACATACCAAATCATAGTCATAGGTTTTCTAGTAATCATATTGAAATCCCTACGCTCAAACATATTGTCCTCATCAATTATAGTATTACATTCACCACATCTCATTTTAATCACTCCTCCGTATAGGAATCAAACCACATTCCACGCTTTTTCATATCTGAACAAGTCTCACCACTTGTTTCAGGGTTTTGACAATGTTCTTGTGCTTCTTCAAGGGTTAACCCTTTCTTTATCGTTGTATGATTCCCATTAAATCTCTGTCTTATTATCTTATATCTTACCATTTATATTCCTCCACTGTTTTTATTTGTATATAGAGTAAACTCTGTCCTAAACCTCTTAGGTTGAAACTTAGGATTAGTACCAACTAACAACTCTGAAAGTTTTTGAACTTGAGTATGAGTCATATCCATTTCATGTGCCATTTGTACCATCCATTCATAATGTCTTCTAGTAAAAAGAGTCGAAGACGGTTTAGGATATGCTTTACCCTTAGTTCTTGCACCACATGAACACACGAACTCTATTAGACTATCAATATCGTCTATTTCTGTACTCTCTCCACACTTCCAACATTCGATTATACTTGTCTGCATACTCTATACCCCTAATAGTAGGTATATATAGGGTTTTTACGACAAAGTGCCGAACCATATGGTAAGATGTACTTTGTCACATCAACCCCATATACCCAAAGAGATAGAGGAGAATTAACTCCTCTACCTCTCAATAAGGTTGCTCAGAAGGGATGAGAACACCCACCTTATTCTTGACCTCCGTTAGAAGGTAAAGTAGATACAAGACTGTCATGAGTACCGTCCCAAGTGCCTGACTTAGACATACCAACAGCAACGCTGTTAATATTCTTCAGTACACTTGAAGCCCACGCCTGACCATTAGCATAGTGCTTAACTTTGCTTCTTTGGTTAGGTAGCATCAATGCTCTGATAGCATCTCCGCCATTATCGAAAGCCTCAGCCATTGCATTAACTGCTTCAGTTACTGAAGCAACAACTGCCTGACCCTCAGCAGGAAGAGAGTAACCTCTCTGTCCATAAGGAGCGTTTGCGTAGTCCCTTGCAATCTCTCTAATAGTAGAGGAAATGCGAACTTGCCTTGATTCGTTACTTGTTCCTTTTTCAATCATCTTGCGGATAGTTGCATTATCTGCTTTATCCACTGTCTTGTCTGCGTCTAGCCATGCTAGAGTAGTTCCTGTAAATTGCGTCCATTCCATTTATATCACCTGTTAAGATAGATAGGTTTTCTCAAACCCTTCTAAGCAATATTATGTTGGTTATATCGGTATATGGGGTCTCTGCTACAAAGTGCCACAACCATATGGTAATAGAAATAAACGAAGGTTTGTGAAAAAACGACTGTCGGATGGCAAGAGGGAAAATGTGTAAATATTTACACAAGCATATGGTTGGTACGTTACTTTGGGAAGTTAAACCCCAATAAGATGACCCGAAGGCCAAATTATCGGATTTAACTCCATCTGTCGTTAACGCTGAGTTCGGTAACTGAATAGGGTAGGTTAGTTAGTATATTTTCAATTTCTATCCTTCGTGGTCTACCACTTCCTCGCATTGCTCCGTTCAATGTTGCTAATTCCTTAGTTAGTAAAAGTATGACTCTATCATTGAGACGCTTGCATTCTGCTAATGCAACTCTTTCTCTCTGATACAACCCTCTCGATATTTTACCATCTTCAGTATTCTTATTCACCTGATATATCACGCTTGACATGGTATATACTACAAAAAATAGGTATATGTAGGGTACTGTTCACAAAGTATTGTACCATATGGTGGGGCTACTTTGTCAGAATCACCCCATATATCAGATAAGTGCGATATATAATATGTCAAGACTTATTGAAGGCAAGGTTTACCCTTATGAGTTAGAGGTTGGTCACTCTAAATCAGGTTCACACCAAGTATTAGTAATCAAAAGCCTAAAGGTCAAAGGTGATGACTTAGCCAAGGCATTAGAAGAGTTGCATTCAGCAATCAATGTATTCAATGAAATACTAAACCAAAATAATTAGATTCCCATATGGGGCTGAAAGTGGATTGGATGAAATCACAGGATTTATCCCACTCTAGGATTTGTCAGAACGTTTGTTCTTGTATCCTCTCTAATCTCAACGACATATACTCACTATTCTAGAACAGTTGTGTATAATTACTCGGTTGAGCATGATTGAACAACAAACTTCCCACTGCTTAGAGAACGAAAAAATATCACCGTTCACCGAAGCCCCATATATTTCACATTCTTGGTAGACCAATTCGCCCTATAAACGGCCAGAACTTGGGACTACTACTTTCTGTAAATAACGTAATGAAAAAAGCGAAAACGCAGGTAATAGAGAGGTAGCCGAGTACACAATTTCGGTGTGTACCAAAACCGTAACCGAGGTTCTGAGTAAACGTAACTTGCTAGCGTAGACGTTTACAATAAGAACCGTCAAGTCGTGGGACTACTTTCTATTAACTGTATTTTTAGTATATATGGGGATGCCGACAAAGTGGCCTACCATATGGTTGTAATTTTACAATAGAAATAAACTCGGCGGAGGTGTTCGCAGAGGTGGCAGGGATATATATACCGAATCGGGGATTTTAGTATTGTCAGCGAGTGTCATTCATTCGCATGTTTATCCTAATGATATATTTAATCAACACCTTATCTTAGATACACAACCTTTGACACCTACAAATCAATACAATTTATTGGGTATAAACTACCCTTCCCATATAGTATAATATAATATACTAATATTAGTATGGTATAACATATAATTAATATCTATATTGTAACAGTCTCTGATTCTGCTTTCGTTTATCCTCGTTTATCTAGTCAAATGATAAATGGGAACGCTAGAAAAGTGGATTTCTGAGTCATATAGATAGATTTAGTATATTCATTTATCATTTATTATTATTATACATATATTATATCTCATACATTCACACTCAATATCTACTATCACCTACTACTATTATTATTATAGGAGCATGGTGATAAACGTGATAAACGATAGATGAATAGGAAAATCTGCGAATCCTAAATAATTTCGCAGAATAATGTTTATCATTGGCCTGTATAATTGGCCGATAAACGACATCACACTCAACAATTTATGGAAGACGAGAAATGCGTTTGGCATACTTAGCGGTATGTCATCTGACAAGCGAAGTAGTGACTTTAGGAGGACTACCATATCCGAATAGAGGAATGACGGAGTGACAGAGTATTGGCATAAGTTGAGAATTGTAGGTTACTTACAGTAATTGAACAGATAGATACAGGAGTTCGCCCTTCAAACAAGATGAGGACAAGCCCTACTTCGGTAGGTGAGTTTGACTTTTGTGAGATTGAATACCTAACCCTTGGGAGTTGTCCTTGGGTTGCTTTGCGCTATAAAAAAGAGCAGTCGGTATTGCGGTAAATATCATCAATGTGTTACTTCAGCATATTACATCACCTCCGAGTAAGACGGCATAGTACGTCTGTTCACCCTACACATCACACTCGCAAGAGTAAGGCGTTCAATTGCATAAGTCCTGACGAGGCAATAAGAACTTAATGAAGACAAAACCAGTTGCGGTGCAAAGTTTTCACCTTATTCTCAACAGTAGAGTTTACTGAAATAAAAAAGACAAATCGAGGTGGATTAGATTTCCATCCAAAGCAGTGATTAAATGACCTGCCCAATCTTGAATTAATTTTCGAGTATCAGTAATGTGGTTTTCGCCCATGTCTTTCTCTACTATTCACACTCAAAGTACAAGGTTTTTACTTCCTAAAACTATATTTGATTGGGGCTGATTACCCCAACTTAACTGAGGCTCAACCCGACATCATGTGTCGGAAAATCCTATTCATAGGTCTTACTCAGAATAAGATAGTTTATCCTTGTGCGTACAAATGGTGTTGGGTAGCCCTCAGTTAGTTCTGCTAGGGTAACATCTAAGAGTTGGGTTTTGATTAGGTAATAAATTATGGTCGATTGAGCATCGTAGGTAATTTTCCCAACTAATCACATTCAAAGAAAGGAGAGAAATAAAAATGAAAATAAGTAAAAACGGATTTGTAGAAAACAAGACATACATACACATGATAACTGATAGGTATCATACTCACATGAAAGTGTCAGTATTTGATTCGCCAAACTTAGGTGGAATGATTTTACATAAAGAACGGGATGTTACAACAAGTAACAAATCGAAGATATATAAATGGGCTAGAGAGAATGGATATCCTGTATATCATTGGAAACAGGAAGCATTCATGTCGCCCTATATTTATTCACCAAGTATCGCTGAACCAATTGACCCAAGGGGATATTGAAAATGAACATATTTGTATTAGACAACTGCCCTAGAGAAAGTGCTAGAATGATGGCAGACAAACACGTAGTAAAAATGCCAACTGAAAGTTTACAGATGATTTCAACAATACTAAACTTGTATGGATTGAAGAGTCCTTACAAACCTGTAATGTTAAATCATCCTTGTACCATTTGGTCAAGAGAGACAAAACAGAATATGCAATTCTTACTAGACCATGCAGATGAGTTGTGTAAAGAGTACACACGTAGATATGGTAAAGTTCACAAAGTCGAACTCTCAATGAAAGAGTTTGCAGAAGAAATAGAGAAGGTTCTAACCTTGTTACCTGATGATGGTTTAACCCCATTTGCAGTAGCAATCAGTGAGAATCAAAAATGCAGAAGTGCAGTGGAAAACTTTGATAGTTTATCAACTGTTGAGAAGTATAGAGCATATTACATTCACGACAAGTATTGGTTTGCAACATGGAGGTGGCCGTTAAATCCACCTTCTTGGTATGCCAAACATGTGAATCAGTATGCTAGGTTTTAGGAGAGATAGTAATGACACGATTTAATAAACATATGAATAGAAATGTAAACACTAAATTGCATCGTAAATCAGAACGCTTTTGTTCGTATATCAAAGAAGATGGACATAGATGTAATACCCCTTTTGTGGGCTTTACACTTAAGCATATATTTTGTGATGAACACAAACCTGATGATGCTGTTGATGACAATTCAACCGAACCTAAAAATCTAAGAAATAGATATGCAAGAAACACAAACACAGAGGAGATGAGACTTTTCATTGTTGATTTAATGAAAAGAGATTCAGAGGGTTTGTTGGGTAAAAGTAATGGTAGGTCTAAGGTCGAAAAGGAACTCAAGGAATTGAAGAAAGAGGTCAAGGAATTGAAGAATATAGTCAAAGCCGTCAATAAAGAAAACAAGAAATTGAGAGAAGACAAAGATAGTGTGTCTTCAATACTAGAGAATATTGATGAGTTGAACAAGACAGTTGAAAAGTTTAGAAAAACAACCCTAGTTAATTCAGGGAGAATTAAGAACATTAGAGTTGATATTGACGCTCTTAAAGAAAAATGGGGTCTTTGACCCAAACACAATCAAGTCGGTTTCCACAGTAATTAGTGAGATTCTCAAAAATCGTGGTGTTGCTCTCTCCGCATAATCACTTTCCGACATTAAATGTAATAGAAATAAACTATTTTATGTAAAAAGCAGAAACAATGTGCTATTTTGTACAGTTTAAGTAGTCTCAGGATTTATTTTTCACAAGAATTAGTTTATTTCTATTATGAATGAGTTAAAGAGTAAGAGGAATTAAAATGGTAATAAGTAACAATAAATTAAATAATAAAGAGTTTTACTGTAACATCTGTAATGACACAGAGCAAGTTGCGGTACAAACAAAGTATGGTGAATATGAAGTTGAAGAATGTCTTTGTGTTATGCAGAAGTTCTATGAGAGACATGGTATAGAGGTTGAAGACGATGACCAAGAAGATAATAGGTAGATGTGAAATATGTCATGTCAGAAAGGCTATTTGGACTAATCAACCCAAAGATACATGTTACGACTGCTATCAGACCCTAACATGTTAGAGAGAGACAAGCAGTATATTAGATTTAAGAATGCACTTCTTTCGGTGAAAGAGATTCAAGCATTTACTTGGTCTAATCTGAAAGAAACAGATGAAATGAATAGGTTGTTCTATGGTGATAGATTAGGTGAACATGGAAGACCAAAGTACTACAAGGTAGTAGTCTTTCTTCGTGGAGGACAAAACTTTGTATCTGCTTGCACAAAGAAGAACCTTGACCATTTGATTAGAAGATTCAAGAGACAATGGTCTGATGAAGAGGAATAATAATGACAGATAATATGAGAGATATAATAGCAGTCAATGTAGAGAAAATGAAGAATCATTACAATGGTATGGTTGAGGCATACGAGAAGTTGCCTGAACTTAAGCCTGTAAGAAAACAGATAATAGAAGATGCTATCTTAGTGATTGGGGTCACTATGGATGGTGTGATAAAAGAAATAATAGATGAAGGAGGAAGAATATAATGTTTGGAATATTAAAAACGATGTATCAGATAGCAACACCTTGGAACTGGACTAGTGACGGTACAGGGAACGATGACGTCTGAGTGAATTAACAGCGAATGTAGAGTTTAAATACTCTCAGAAAGAATAAGAAATAAAGAGGAGAAAAAGATGAAAATAGGAAAGATATACTACAATCAAGGTAGTATTTATTGGAGGAATGAAAATGATAAAACAAGAAACTAATGTAGAGTTTAGGATGGTAAATGATGATGAAATGCCACCTATGGTAATAACGATGAATGATAATGATGAAGTTAAGGTAGTACTTAACCAACGCTTTTTAATTTGGCTATCGCTGAATAGAAAGACAATTGGTGGTTTACCTGAAGCACTGTATGGTAATATAGACATGCTTCTAGATGGATTCTTGAGAGAACAGAGAAACAACGAAAGGATGGATTTAGAATGAGTGACGATATTAAAGATGATATTAAAGAGTTAACTGAGAAAATAACCACAGCAGTAGGTTTCCCTACACAAATAGCAACTGAATGTATGGAGCATCTTATCAAAATTGATGCTATGATTCAGAAAACTGCTAAAGACTCAAGACACCTAACATTAGTAACTCTATCTAGAATACAAATGCTGATTACTGAGATGGGTGAAACTGTTCAAACCATTGGTGATTCAGATGAATGATATAGATAATGAAAGGAACTTAAAGAGAGGTAATAATTACCCTGCTTTAACTTCAAGATTGTTAGCATTGTCTGAGTCAGATGACTATGAGATAGCAAAGAAAGAATGGCGTATCACAGGTAATGTTTGGAAGAAGTCACCTATTGGAAGATATAGAGACATTATTCTAAATCATCCTAGTGGTCATCCACATAATTGTCTATGTGGTAAAGATATTGTTTATCACTTTGAAATAGAGAACACTGTAAACAATGTTAAGGAGATTGTTGGTTCAACATGTATCAACAATTGGATGGTTCTAAGACATATGTCTGAGACACTTAACATTCCTATTAGTGCTATCACTGAAGAAAAGATAGAAGAATGGAAGAACGTTGCTGTTCAGACTTTGATTAGAGAAGCATGGTGGGACGATGAAGGAGAAGAGTTTACCAAACTGTTTGATGAAATCAAAGACCTAGACTTGAGGCTTAACGTTAAGAAGACAGATAAGAAGTACTATGACACTGAACTCAAAGAATACCGCCCTGTAACTTACATTAGAAAAACAGGTTCAGGTAAGTTCGGTAGGGAGGACTATCAAATGGCTTCTATTGTTTGGAGATGGAATCATCCTGATAACAAGAGAGCGCAGAGTAAGACTAGAGGTTATCCTAATGATAAGTTGTTAGGTGATATGGACTTATTTTCAATATACATTGATGACTATCTAGAACAACTAGGTGTTGAGGACAAGTATGTAGAAGACAGAAAAGCATTCCTAGAAAACTTAGACTTAGACATTAAGGATAAGATGAGTAAACTCAGAGAACATGATGTAACAGAACGTAGGTTCATGGAAGCATGTCTATACTTTGGTTTCCCTGTTTTTGATGCGTTTGAAGATGGTATTAATTCTTGGGAACGTGGTTTTCTGAGAGATATGAAGCGATTATTCACTAGAGGAGGCGAGCCAACAGTAAAGCAAGCCGAAAGGTTAAAGGAGATTTTACTAACACGTAAGACTACCAAGGCAACAGAGCCACAACTTAACTTTCTAAAAGGATTAGGATACAAAGGGGATATGACATTACTCACTAAACAGCAAGCATCTAAGGAGATAGAAATATTAAAAAAAACTGATGCATGGCCGGTAGTGAGAAAAGGTACATGGAGGGAAGTTCATGAGTAAGAAGAATAAAGAAACAAAAGAAGAAACTGAAGTAACAGAAGAAGTAGTGGTGGAGCAAACACCCGTAAACACATTGCAAGAAGATTTCAATCGTCTTCTAGAGTATGCTAAAGGTTTAGAAGGAACTATTCAAGCATTCAGACAGAAGGTTGAAGTTTACGAGTCAATGCAGATACAACTCCTTGGTGATAAGAAGGAATTAAAATCCTACATTTCATCATTAGAGAACACGCTTAACCAAGCAAGACAGTCAACAGAGTCTTAAAAATAGTTGAATAAAAAAAAAGAGGTAATGAAAATGAAATTGCGAATAATGAATGAAACAGGCCACACTGAACTAGAAGTATCTAGTGCAGAGATGATTGAGCAGATAGCAGAACACCCAACTCATTGGGTTTATGTTAACGGTGATATGGTAAGCAGACAGAACATAACCAACATAGATTGGTCAACTGTTGATAATGTGAACCTAGTCCCTGCTATTGTCGGCGGCTATTAATTCGATAAATAAAACAAGTCGGATTTTCAAGAAACCCCTTGTGGTATATACACTTGGGAGATAACTACTATATGCTGTATCACGCACGTTTGTAGTCCTAGCATCGGGGCAGATGTCAAGTAGGTGAAATGCCTACTAAAAACACTTATTAAAGGAGAGAAGGAAAATGAAATTAGGAAATGAAGTACTAGCAGAAACCGTAGAGAATATGAAGTATGCTAAGTGGCTAGAAACAGAACAACGAAAAGAAACATGGGATGAGATTTGCGATAGAAATCGGGATATGCATCTTAAACATATTAAACAAAAATTAGACTTAGATACAGATAATTCTGTTGTTGTTGCAACTAAATTATATGAAGTGTATGAAGACTTTGTTAAGACTCGAAAGATACTTCCATCAATGCGTTCAATGCAGTTTGGCGGAAAGCCAATAGAAGTATCTCCAAATAGAATATACAATTGTGCATTCTTACCAGTAGATAGTACGCTATCTTTTAGTGAAGCAATGTTCTTACTATTAGGTGGAACAGGAGTTGGCTTCTCGGTACAGAAACATCACATTGACAAACTACCTGTTGTTAGAAAGCCTAGTACTGAAAGAACTTACAGATACAAAGTAGCAGACACAATAGAAGGTTGGGCTGAAGCGATTAGAGTACTCTTTGATAGTTACACAGGTAAGAGAACAACCATGCCTAGATTCGACTATTCTGATGTTAGACCTAAAGGTGCTAGACTCAAAACAACAGGTGGAAATGCACCCGGCCCTGAACCACTAAAGAAATGTATTGTTATCATTCAAGGAATGTTCAACGAGATGGAAGAAGGTCATAAGATTAAACCAATCGAAGCACATGATATGATGTGCTATATTGCTGATACTGTTTTATCAGGCGGTATTCGCCGTTCTGCTTTAATCAGTTTATTCAGTGCTGATGATAGAGAGATGATTAATGCTAAAGCAGGTAACTTTGCAGAAGAAGGTAATGCTCAAAGATATAGAGCAAACAATTCAGCAGTTGTATTAAGGCATAGAGTTACTGAAGATTTCTTCAAAGAACTAATGTCTAATGTTGCTAATAGTTTCTCAGGCGAACCCGGAGTTTATCTAACCAATGACAAAGATTGGGGTACAAATCCTTGTGTAGAAATTGGACTACGCCCGTATCAGTTCTGCAATCTTTGCGAGGTTAATGTATCCAATATTGAAAATGAAAATGATTTACTACAACGTGTAGAAGCGGCTACATTCTTAGGAACAGTACAAGCAACATATACTGACTTTCATTATCTTAGAGAAGTTTGGAGAAGAAACACCGAGAAAGACGCTCTTATTGGTATTGGTATGACAGGTATTGCTAGTAACAAAGTAGAAGGTTCTTGGTATAATAAAGCGGCAATGTTAGTTAAGACAACTAATGCTACTTACGCTAAGATGCTTGGTATTAACGAAGCCGCTAGAACTACATGCGTTAAACCCGCAGGAACAACTAGTTGTGTTTTAGGTACTTCTAGTGGTATTCATGCATGGTATGGTAAGTACTACATTAGGTCAGTTCGTGTAGGTAAGAGTGAAGCAATTTATCCTTACTTGTTAGACAAACTTCCTGATTTGGTTGAAGATGAAATAGGTAAAGAGGATGAGAGTGCAGTACTGTCTATACCACAAACTATTCCATACGACTATGTGACTACAAGAGCAGATGAAACTGCTTTGGAGATGTTAGAACGAGTAAAGTTTGTTTCTGAGAATTGGGTTAAAACAGGTCATCGTAGAGGAAACAATGGTCACAATGTTTCAGCAACTGTTTTTGTTAAACCAACAGAATGGAAAGAAGTAACTCAATGGTTATGGGATAATAGACATTCATACAATGGTATGTCTTTCCTACCTTATGATGGAGGAGAATACCCACAAGCCCCATTCGAAGAAATAGATGAAGAAAGATATAACGAAATGGTCAAAAAACTACATCCAATAGATTTGACTGAAGTAGTAGAATTGGAGGATACCACCAACCTTCAGGGCGAAATAGCCTGTGCAGGTGGAGCATGTGAAGTATAGATGTTAATTAAAGAAAAAGATTTCCTTAACTTTGAGTATGTTATTAGGACTAGTGTAACTATCCCTCAAAGGGTTTGGTTAGATAAGAGTTTCAAACTATACAAGAGTGGTAATCTCAGATACAGTAAGTTGTATTATTCTATGGAACGTGCTGTTGTAGGAGGGCATAGTTCTTTCAAATCAATGGAAGAACTTGCCTCTCACATAGAAAGAGACGCATGGTATTTACACAATTATGGTGATGCCAAACATTGGGAAAAAGAAAATAAAAAGGTGAATAAAAATGGTAAAAATAAAAGTAATAATTCCCTCAGTGGGAGATGACACAAGAAATTACACAACTAGTAGTTTTTTATTGAGGTCTTCAAAGAAACAATTGTTTCGTAGTATTTGGACTCCAAATCCCCCAACACATACAAATAAGTTTAGAACTCATAGAAATAGTGTAAATCAATTTGGGGAATTACAGTGGCAAGTAACTAGGCCAAGTCTATCAAATGTTAGAGGTGAACAAGACCCTATACTAACAAAAACTTCTACACTAATATCTAACACATTGTTAACTAAAGTACAGAATGAAAACTTCTTGAACACTATGACTTTCAAATACCATAACGGTGAAAGCATTATTGTTTATGGTCGAAAAGGTAGTGGACACCATATTGATGGAGTTAGGGTAAGTAAGAAAGACCTCGCAGTTGTTCTATCCAAGATAATAATACGTGGTGCGTTTGTAAGAGACGTACTTGTAATGGATGATTATATTGAAAAGGTTGTTCACTATCCACCTAATGTTCTTCATGCTATTGAGAATAGAAGTAATTACAACTTTTATCATGTAGGTGAAAAGCATGAGGTGTTGATTAACACTAAAGTTATCAGTGAGACTGAATGTGCATTAGAGATTTCAGAAGGTGTTTGGGGTGCTATTACTCTTAAGGATTTGAATGTCTTCATTAATACATTTAGATTTGGTCAATCAAAGTCCAAAACTTGGTACAGAGCAGACCCCTCAAAACTATGGCGATTACTAATGGGTAATATGCCTAGTCCAACAGAACTAAAGTTATGTGTAGCATGGTTAATGCAAAACAGAAAGCAGAATATGGTTGAAGACAGAGCAACAAAACTACTACATGATATGGATGCTGAATACCCAAACATTAGATTGGTTCAATTCAGAAACCCAATGAACAAGGCTCTATTCGTTAGAGGTAAAGTTGCTGATTGGGTTGTTGTTGATGAGAGGAAAGGTATGAAACTTGGTCATCAGAATGTTAACACATACTTGATTAATGGTAAAGATTCAGACAATTCTAAAACTTGGAAAGGTCATTCACTCACTGGGCCAATATGTATTGATAATATCCATAGGAACTCAAGCATTGGCGACCAACTAACTGCTAGAGCATTAGCACTAATGAATGATGAAACATCTGCCAAGAGTATCTATACTATTGTTGATTACGTGAAGAAAGCATCTGAAAGAAACTTAGTAAACCCTGATAATTACCGTATGGATATGTCCAAACTAAACTCTTGGTCTAAACAGAAAGAACAGGACTATGCGGCAAAGAAAGCATTGGAGGCTAAAGCGTGAAGTGTATGGAGTGTGGCTCAACTGAATCATCGTTTGATGATAGGTTGGGCTACCACATATGTTCTGATTGTGGTCTTGTGCTTAATGTCGAGATATTCGAGGAAACATCTAGTGCAATGGAATCAGATTCTAAATATGCTATGGGCAGTACAATACAATTCGGTAATAGAAGTAAAACGTCTGTAAAACATAGTCTAAGACTCAACCATATTAAGACTGAGGCAAAGAGTAAGTTTTGGTCAGAAGGAGATATAGCAACTCACAATACATGTATGATGTATCTATCTCCTTACAAACCGTATAAACTCTCATTAAGAAGAGAGGTAGAACACTACTATCAAGAGTTACAACGAAATAGAGTATTAGTTGGTCTACCAATAGAAGTTAGAGCGGCAGGTTTAGCATACTTCATTCTAAAGGATGAAAGTATTTTCGTATCGCTCAAGTCTTTACAGAAAACAACAGGAGTTCATAGAAGTAAGATAATGAGGGCTTCTAAAAAGATAGCCAAGTTCTATCGTAAGTCTCATATCTTTGGTGTTAGAAACGTTCATGATGTAGTGACTGTATGTTTAGATAAGTCAGGGGCAGATATCAAAGACAGAAAACCTGTTTATACATTCGTTGACTATGTATCTAACTATTATGAAACTGTTAACGTTAGAGTGGGTAATGGTGAAATCGCAGGAGCAGTATATATTGCATGTAAAATGTTAGATTACCCTGTATTACAGAGAGAACTAGCATCAACAGTCAATATTAGTGAAGTAACATTAAGAATACACATAAAAAAAATATGTGAACTAATACAGATAGAAAGAACTATCTTGAATAAATATAATGTAAATAAAATAATTGGAGGAATAAGAGAATGAGAAAAGTAATGATAATAGGAACAGGTGGAATTGGAAGTTATTTAGTTGACTTCCTATCGAGAATTGGTATTTATGACATAACAGTATTTGATGACGATAAGTTAGAAGAGAAGAATCTAACATATCAAAACTTCATGGCGGATATGGTAGGGCAGACAAAGGTTAATGCTCTCAATAATAGATTGAAGGTAAATGGGTTAAAACCTGTAAAGCCTCAACCGTATCAAGTATTAGTAGAGAAGCAATTGAAAGGGTATGACCTAGTAGTTTGTTGTGCTGATAACCTAGCAGTAAGGCGATTATTATATCGTCAAGGTTATGGTGATGATGCTAAAACTAAGTGGTTAGACTTGAGAGCGCAAGGCCGTAATGCGGCATTAATCTCTTACAAGGTTAACGCTAATCTCGTTGATGATTTGTTAGCAGGTGCAGAAGGTTCATTCAGTTGTCAAGGCGGAGATTGGGATGGTAGTCCTGAACAAGTAAACTGTATGCAAGTTGCAATTGCAGGTATTGCAGTACAGTGGATTCAAAGATGGTGGCAAGACAATGAGAACGTTGCTGATAAAATGGTGGTGAATGTTTGAGAGCCGCTTCTAAGATACATGTCGAGTATGAAGTACTGAAGCATCTTATGGATAGAATAGACTTAACAGAATTAGAAGAGAAGATGTGTCCTTCAGGTGACAAGACAGCAGAGAAAAGATTCTTGGATGGGGCTGACTCTGTTTCTTCTCTTATCAATAATATGATGAGTAGAAGATTACATAGATTACCAAAGACACATTCTGCATACAAGGAGAAAGGAGAATGAAATACATCTGCTTTTCAATATTAGGAAAGACTCTTTGTGGTAAAGAGGATGAGCCTGTTCCCGAACACTTGGCAGATAGCAGAAGGTTCTGCAATGACTGTGTTCAAGTAATGTGGAGAGAACAGTACAGGCGAAGAATAAAGAGTGGTGTAAGTGCTTTTAGTAAAACTACAACAGTAGTAGAATCTAAAACAGAAACCAAGGTCGAGAGTAAACAAATACTCAGGCCAATAAAAACATTAAGACATTATATGAAGGTGAAAATATGAGTGATGAAGAGAATATAGAAGACATAGATGAACAAATGATTGACGAAGTTATGAATGTAATTTCAACAGACGGATATTACCAACAAGCAGAGATAGTAAAGGTTACTTGTCCTGTTTGTGGTGAGGAGTTCTTAGGAACTAAAAGACATGCAGGTGGATTCATTGCGGGTCATCGAGCCTATCATGAGTTTGTTAACAGTCAAGATATAATTATAGATAATATGGGGGGAATATAATGGGAAAGATGGGAAGAAAGTTTCAAGAGATGCGTGATGATTATGAGCAAGCATTACTTGATGGAAAAATAAATGAAAGTCTAACGTTTTCTAATTGGATTCAATTAGAGAGAGCGTCAGCAAAGAAAAATGAGGAGGAATAAAAATGGAAAAAGAAGTAACAGAAAATGAAAAGGCAATGAAGGAGTTTGATTGGAAACAGCACATAAGAGATGTGCATAATGATATGGCAGATGATATAGAATATCTCTTCCCTAACAATTCCACTGAAGCCTTCTTGACAGCAATATGGAAAATGTCAATAGATACATTAGAAGGAATGGAAGTACAAGTAATTGTTGATGATAAAGATGATTTATACATCAGTAGTGGCGACCCATCCTATGTATCATTCGAAGGACATGAAGATGAACTAGTAAACGGCGCACCGATGAGAATACCAATTAAGTGTTGGATTCACACTCATCCTTTTGGTCAGGCTTATTTCAGTTCAACTGATTGGTCAACAATTAACACTTGGAAACCTATACTAAAGTCTGCTATTGTTCTTGGTGATAACCAATATCTAGCATTCAATCCTGAAACTATTGTAGCAAAGAAAGTTTTCTATGGGCTATTAGAACAACAGAGTTCATACAGTGGGGAAGAAGAATGAGATTGATTAGTCTAGTAACTAATTCAGGTGTCACTACTCTAAAGGTAGATGATATTAGTGGGTATTGTGTTAATGAAGAAGCACAAGGTATGTTGAAGAAAAACACATATCTCACTGATATTCATATGATTAGTGGTACTATATTTACTAGTCATATGACTGAAGCACAACTTCATGCGTTTGAAGATGTGATGCACGAAAGAAGGAAGGCGAAAGAAGATGAGTGAAATAGAAGAGATAGTAATAGGAAAGTTAAGGCAACGAGCCGAAATAGGTAAGAGGAAGTATAATACTACTATGGAAAGAAAAGACTTGACTCGAAAAGCATGGTTAATCCATGCTCAGGAAGAGGCTTTGGATTTAGCAGTATATCTACAAAAATGTATAATATTGGAGGAAGAATAAATGAATAGAAGAACGGGATTGATAGATAAAAAATTGATAGAAGATGCGAATGATGTAGCGAAGAATGTTAAAACACTAGTAAAACATAACACGGAACTGTTAGACCTTGTTTGTTTTATGAGGAAAATGTTGGATGACTGTATGATTACCAAGAATGGTATGACTGAACAGATTGATTTCTCTAACAAGAAATTAGATAGGGCATTTACTATTATGATGGAAGTACAACACGAAAAAGACATACTTAAGGAATTAAAACGCCAAGAAAAGACTGATAACCTACATGTTGAAGGGGTAATTGCATTTGATGGTGGCTCAGAGCCTACCATTGATGCTTTTTATGACGAGGAAGAAATATGAGTGATGAAAGATTAACTATGGAAAACAGCAGACAAACAACTCTTAAGGAGTTTGGATTTGTATTCTTAATTCTTACAACTTTGTTAGCAGGATGTACAATCCCTACACCTGATGAAGTGTTTGATGAAGAAGCAGAAGCACCCAAAGAATGGACAACCATTAATGGTACGTTCACATTTTTAATTAACGACAGTAATAACTCAACACAGCAAACTGTTTGGTTGGATGTTAATACTACTTATGGGTTGATTGAGTTAGATTATTTTCATTATAATGTAACCCATCTTAGTTTTGATATTGTGAATAACTCTGTTATATTTAACAACTATTCATTTAACATTGAAGGTCATTTACTACAAGATAGTCTACTATGGAATACAGGATACGCACCACAATTTGGGAATGCAACACTTATGTTTGCTACTTTCCCATTCGATGTAACAGTTGAATATGAAGTAAAATATCGTGTATGGAATGGTAGAGAATGAAAAAGAAAGCAGTAACTGTTCAGTTCCCTGCTCCGCTTCCTGCGGAGATAGAGTGTCCTATTTGTTTAGGCAACAAATGTATTGTTTGTGAAATGAGTGGTAAAATAAAACTAGTAGTTGATGCTAAAGTCCCAATACAAAAGGCATTGATAATAAAGTATGTTGCTAACAACATTAACTCAATAAGTTCAGAACTATCTAAGAACTATGGTTTAGTTCCTGAGATAGAAACTATGGAAGTTTTTGAACATCCTGAGAATAGAACATATGAGATAATTAAGATTAGTAGTTTAGGGGGCGTGGTGTATATCGCCACAAGAGTAGATGACGTTGAAGGAATTAGAACGTTCACCTCTCTAAAAGATTTGAATAGATTTAAGGAAGGTTGGTACGAATGAGTAAAGAATTAGAAACGGTATTAAGAATACCAAGAAATGCGACAATGGAAATGATAGTAAAGAAAGGACAATACTACAAAATAGATGTAGTAGATGTTAGGTGGTACACTAATGGTAAACCGTCTAGAAAAGGAATCCGAATGAACATGGATGAACTAGATGTTTTACTGAAAGGTTTGACTAAGATTAATGATAATTATAAGGTGAACTCCGATGAGTCTAATTAGATTTGCAAGAATGTGCGAAGCAATAGAACAACAGAATAGAACAACAGACAAGATTAGAATACTAGATGAGTCACTTAGTTCATTTAGTAACCCTAATGTTGTATTAGATATTCTATCACTGAATCTTGAGACTAATAACATTGGTAACAAGAGAGCAGTTACATGGATTGCTAACTCATTACAGATGTTTGAAGACGAGGTTAAATCACAAGCAGGTATGTGGAGTGATTTAGGTGAAGGAATATACAAGTTTCTAGATGGTGAGTGGAACAAAGATTCTAACTATACAATTAGAAATATGTATTCGCTCCTAACATTAGATTGTTCTTCTATCAATAGTAATTCATACACTATGATTAATGAAGCATTGAATGAAATGTCAGCATTAGAAGTTAAGTGGTTTATTCGCTATTGGCTTAGACACCCTAGAAACGGTATCGGAGAAAAGGCTCTCGCTTCTCTATTGAAGCGTAGGTTCAACACTCAATTTCGTGAAGAATATCTCAAACTACATTCACCTTCTGAAGTGTTTAGGTATCTATCTAGTGGTAATACACCACCAACACATTCAGGAGTTGGTAAGTATATTCAGTGTTCACTAGCGAAGAAGTTTAAGACCCCGTATGTAACACCTGATAATTATCTAATTGATTACAAGTATGATGGTAATAGGTATCAGATTCATCGAGACAGGGATAACGTAATTATATTCAACAGGAAAGGTAAGGTAGTCACTAGACAATATCCTGACATAGTTGAGTTGGCTAAAACGTTTAATGCTAGTACCTTTATTTTAGATACTGAGATTTACCCCGTAGAAAGAGTAGGTAGTACAGCACCTGCTGACCATAAGAAACTAGCAACAAGAGTTCATTCTAAAGACATTGAAACTGCGGTGGAAACATGTCCTGTACACTTAGTTATCTTTGACATATTATATTACATGGGTCATAGTTTGATAGAACAAAAATACAAAGAACGTTTAATTCATATGCCTGACTTTCCTTCTATTAATAGAGCAATATCCTTTACAGATAAAGACATTGAAAGAGCCTATAACATGGCTATCAACGAAGGTTTTGAAGGTATTATGATAAAAGATTTAGACGCTACTTATCAGGCAGGAAGAAGAACTAGTGCTATGGTAAAACACAAACCACCTAGAATTGATTTAGATGTAGTGATTACTTCTGCTAAGTATGGTGATGGTAAAAGAAGTAATGTCTTTGGTACGTTTGGTATTTCAGTTAAAGATGACTCTTCTCCTACTGGTTATCTATCAGTGGGTTCAGTAGGAACAGGATTGTCTGATGGTGATTTAATGTTCTTAACAACTGAACTAAAGAAGATTATTGAGAAGTTCAATGCTGAAGTTTTCCATGTACTACCTAGAGTTGTATTAGAAGTTACTTGTGACTTAATATCAAGGGATGCAGAAGGTAATTATGGACTGCGTTTTCCTAGAGTTCTAAGGATTAGAAACGATAAGTTCGCTAAGGAATGTAACTCTATTTTAGACTTGCAGATGATGGCTTAGGGTAAATGGTTATGTACCTATTCGCATAGGGCTAATCGTGTGGAATACAGCGTCAGTTGTTGGATTGAACAAAGATGTTATTTCAGGTGTATGTGCAATATTAGCAAAGCCTGTGGTTGTTATCAATAGAGATAGTAATCATGATTTGGGGTATAAGGTTAAACTCTCAATTGTAATGAGAGGAGATATGCACTTACTAACTAAAGTACAACGGGTATTTATGCAGAATGGTATCTACTGTAATATCAAAGAAGTAGAGTCTAAAGTAAGACCTAGACCAATATTGAGGATAGGAAGATTGGAACATATTAGAAACTTTCAATCAACCTATCTTCAAAATGCTTTAGATGAAGATAATGCTCTTTACATTGGGGATGAAGGTAGTAGAGATGTATGGCTAAAGTTTCTATTGATACTTGCTAATGTTGAAGGAAAGAAACATCTTACATCAGAAGGTCTTGATGAGATATTGAAACTCAAAGGGGTACTCTGATGTTATGCTCTAGATGTAATCATAGAGAATCTGAACATAACAGAGATGTATGTTCCGTTTGTTCTATTAATTTAGTAGGTCAAAAAATAGAATCCTTTGGTGTTGGTGAAACAAAAGAAGATATGTCTGATTTTGAGATAGTAAGACACCACACTGTTAGGATGTTAATGGATGGATGTAGAGAATGCGGAAACAAAGACTTCGGTTTTGAGGTCGGAGTTAAAGAAGAAAGCGAATTAAAATGGTATGTAGCGCACATACACTGTGGAAATTGCCACACACAATATAAAGAAATAATGGAAGTGAGAATAAATGAGTCTGATAAAGACAGCAAATGAACATATGAATAACAAACCAATGATAATAGTAGGTAACACTAAACTAGACAAGATGGACAAAGCGTTGTCTTTCGTGTCTAACAATCCTATTGTGATGTATGCTAACGAATATACTATTGATGATAATTATAGCATCCCTAGTGATAGAGGTATTATTATTGACGAAGTACACTACAAACCTAATACTGCCTTAATCAAAAAGACGATGTTAGAGTATAGAGGACAAGTTATATTAGTTTCTGATAATCAAAAATCAGTACCTAAAGAATTGTTTTCATTATGTAAATTGAAGAGAGCAGGTAAGAAAATAGAACATGAAGTAGAATCACCTAGAGCAGATGATGCTAAAGAGTATGATATTGACATGTATCCTATGATAAGAGAGTATTTGAAAAACCCTAATCGAGATGAGATAGCATCAATGTTGAAGTTATCTAAACCTAGTGATATTCATTTCTTATCGTGGTTAGTTCCTAACCTACATCCTAACAAGTTGTCATTTGTAGATTTCTCAGTTAAGAGGCGTTGGCCTAGTTCATATTTTTATGAAATGCTTGCATATACACATGATGGCAGATTAAACCGTAAGATGCAAATGCCTAAACGTGGTAGTTATTCTAAACTACCCAATTTAGCATCAAGGTTAGGATTAAAACGTCATGAGTGTTATCTACTCACTGACTTACTTAAGGATGATAAGTTTGCAGAATATGCTAAAACTAAACTAAACAATGGCGAATGTAGACTATTGGGTTTAGGAGAAAAGAAAAGAAGAAAGAAAACAGATAGAATAGTACCACAACAAGGATTGGGAGAGTGGTTTTAATGGATAAGATATGCTTATCCTGTTTACACGTTTTACCTCACGTTAGAACAAGAAGAGGTAACTTAGTCTGCAAAAGATGTGGACACCGTACAAAGGAGTAAAAATAAATGTATAATAATAAGAAAAATAGAAATGTAAAAAATAAGAAAAGTAAAAAACTTTACACTAATAGAATGTGGCTTGAAGAACAGTATGTATTAAAAGATAAGTCTGCTAAAGAAATAAGTGATATGTTTAATGTTCCTGTTGGGACTATAATCAAATATATTGAAATGTTTAATTTAGAACTTGAACATAATAGAGAAGAACAACAAGTTAAGGAATACTTCGAAACTGTAAGCAAACCTAAGAAGGTTGAGAAGAAAAAAGTTTGGGGGTCAAAGCCTAAGAAAAAACCTAAAACACAGAAATACAAATCTAAGACTGTTCTTAAGAGATTGTTCTATGATGAAAATATGCCTATTTATCAGATGGCAAAACAATTCGGTGTATCTGAAGCAGTAGTAAGATATTGGTTAAAAAAATATGGATTAACAAAATCAGGTAAAGCCGCATATAGAACACGAAAAGAGGATAGGTTTCTGTTAGCACAACAACAAACTATTGCCCCTAGAACTGTTCAAGTAAACCCCTATTCTAAACCTACACCTAGTAATATTACAAAGAATAGAAAGGCATATAGTACTATTAGAAACTATGAAACAGGGTTGTATGATGTTGTTGGTGTTATAGAACATGAACATGGCTATCATCATCTTGAACATGGTATGTTCTTAGAGTTAACAAAAGAAGTTGCTTCTGAATTAGCAGTTAATATGAATAGAACAATGGGTCTTAAGGACTCTGAAGCAAATATGATTATTCTATCTTCATTAGGTTGGGATAAAAAGGTGAGACAATGAGCGAATTATGGACAGAGAAATATAGACCAAATAGATTGAGTGAGATAGTAGGACAACTAAGTTTTGTATTAGATGCAGAACATTGGGTTACATCAGGTAATATGCCTAATGTATTGTTTTACGGTGTAGCAGGTACAGGTAAAACTGCGGCTTCTGTTGCGTTAGTCAATGAATTACTAGGTGATAATAAACAAGGTAACTTCTTTGAGATTAATGCGTCTGATGATAGGAAACTAGAAACTGTCAGAACCAAGATTAAGGAAATTGCATCTACCAAAGTTATCGGTGATGCTCCTTTCAAGATTATACTTCTTGATGAGATGGATGGTATGACTAAAGATGCTCAGAATGCATTGAAGAGAGTCATGGAAAGGTATGCTGATAATTGTAGGTTCATTATTACATGTAATGAGAGACACAAGATTATTCATCCTCTACAATCTAGATGTGCCAACTACCAATTTAAGAGAGTCAACCCCACAAGTATGTTAGATATTTTCACAAAAATCTTGGCTGAAGAAGGTGTGAATCAGTATTCTGACGAAGAGTTGCAAAGGTTTATTACCTATTTGCAGGGTGATTTGAGACGAGGGATTAACGAATTACAGGCATCCTCATCGAGTAATCGAAGCCTACAAAACCAAATAGACAGAAGTTTAGAACCGTACTCTGAAATAATGAAAATGATAAATGAAAATGACTATAATAATGCTTTAGAGAAGGTGCATAAATTGATTTACGATTCTACTGATATGAAGACTATATGCATTAATTTGCACGATATTATATTAAAGATGGATTCTTCGCACCAATCCAAGTTCAAGATGCTCCGTGTAGTAGGAGAGGCTGAGTGGAGAAGTAGTAATATGACTCCAAAAGTATTAGCATCTTGGATGATAGGACAGATGGTGTAATGGAAGGAGTAGCAGTTTTACTTGGGTTTATTGTATTGAGATTTTTAATGAGAATGGATAAACGAGGTAGGAGGAGATGGTAATGAGTAAATTAGATATTAATGAAGACGGCGTAGTGGATATTGAAGATGTTAAACATCTACTACTACGCTATGAGATAATAGCGTTAGGCGGTGCGTTGCTGATAGTACTGCCTGTACTAAACACGCTAAATTATATCAGCGTAGATTCTAATTTCTTTTGGATATTGTGTGGCGTAGTCATGCTGACAGAAGGATTAGTGGAAATAAGACACGAAAGAAAAAGAATGAAAACCCCAAAAGGAGGAAAAATAAATGAAAAATGAAAATGAAATAAAGGAAATGATAGCGAAAACAGCGTCTGCAATCGGTCTAACCGAAGCAGAAGCACTAGCGAAGTTCGATGACATATGTCAGAAGAACAACGTTAGTGTCCAAGATGAAGGCATGTTATGTCTCAACTTGTGGAAAGAGTTCTACAACAGTGCGTTAAGAGCGCAAAAGAACAGTATGAACACCAATGCAACAACAAGTGGTGGCGGATTTTACAAGCAAGCATTTGGTTTCTTTGCATCACTAGATGAAGCAAGAGATATGTTAGCAAGAAAGAATGAAGCAGTTATTACTGATTATAGAAGAGATAAAGATACGTCTTTCTCTACTGGTCAAGTAGCAGTGTTCACTGAAGTTGATGGTAAGTACGAAGGTAGAATGATGAGAGATGGTGAAGAGTTAGTTAAGACTATGGATAAACTACCTGCTAACCATACTGACATGGATGACGGTACATACGTTACTCCTCTTGACACAAACGATGCTGATTGGAATAAAGCAAGATATGGTAAACCACTTGCTGTTTCAGAATGGAGACGCTCAGGTGTTTTTATCGGAGAAGTTGATGGTAAGTTCGGTAAGTTCTTCTTTAACTACAAAGGAGAGTCTACAAAAGACTTCACCCCTAAGACCTTTGAGTTTGTACACTTTGATTGTATCTTAAACTCGAATGATGGTACTAAGATACATGGTGGAAAAGCAAGAACTCTAGAGTCTCTTGTTGTAAACAGTTCTCTTGCTGATGATGACCCTCGTAAAGAGAATACATCTGACATAAACATGCAAGACGCTTTAATGGAATACAGCGAAGCAAACTTCTGTCCTATTGTTGATTTAGGACAAGCACATAGTATGGTTATGGATAAAGACTACAATGATAGGTTTGTATTTACTGATGGTGATGTTACTACTGTTAACATGAATCAGACAAAGAATGGTAATAGATACTTTGTTCTAGCAGACTTCAATTCGGAGTTTTCTCTAGATGATGATAACCTAACATGTTGGACACCACCGCACATAGAAATAGACTTTGGTATTGGGTCAAAGGTTGTTGTTGTTGGTAGAACTTCACAAGGTACTGATGATGAAGGTAATTTAAGACCTATTTCATTAAATGTTAATGGAATACTAGTGACAAAGGCTAGAGGCGGCAGTCCTGACGAAATCACCCATATAGAGGATGACTCTGATGGGTTTGATGACGATTGGATGCCAGTCTAATTATTGTAACCGTGTAACCATACACATATTGTTGGTCTTAGGGGTGCAACGCCCCTAACTCTTAAGGAGGAAATTAAATGAATAAAGGATACTATAATGAATACACGATAACTTCGTATGCTGATGATGATGATATAATTCATGGTCAGTCATATGCGATAAGGGTTAGTAACATTGATTTTGTTACTTGGAAACCCAATAACGAACTTAAAAACGAGATTTGGATGAAGTTACACACTAAATCCGGTAAAGAAATAAGAGTAAAGGTAGATAGAGATGGACTAAATGAAATACTAGCAACAGTTGGTAATGATTTAGTACAATTTGAAGATAATAATAGGAATAGGAATGAATATGAGTTGGAACACAGGAAAAAGTACAGAAACTAAGACGTTTGAAGAACGAAAGAAAGAAAGACTTGAAAAAATCAAGCATAAGGCAGAAGTAGCACAGTCATATATGTGTCTAGGCATTTGGGGAGAACCTAAATCTGCTAAGTCAGCAATATCGTTAGATATTTTAACTGATGAAGACATTAAAAACGATATGAAAGTATATGTTTTTGATTTTGATAACAGGGCTATTGATGTAAAAAGAAACCACTATGGTAATATAGATAATATTGTTGTAGACAACCCTATCGAAAGAGAGGATAATAGTTTGGTTAACTTTGAAGCAACTATGGCTAATGCAAGAACTTTTTACGAGATGGCAATGGAATGTCTAGAGGAAGGTAAACTAAAGGCCGTAATTGTAGATGGTGCAGATAAACTACTTACAGATGTTTGTGAAACTCACATGAGAAACAAACACAAGATGGATGCAGATACTGTTATCAAACAACCGCCGTATGTTTGGGGAGATAGAAATACTCCTTACAAGAACTTCTTACATAAGCAAGTTCTAGAAATGGCTTGCCATAGAATAGTGATTGCTCATTCTAAGGATAAGTATGCGGGAAACCCTAACCCTGTTGGTGTTATTGCTAATTGGCATGACTCAACAGAAGATATCTTTACTGCTACAATTCGTATGCAGAGAGACTTAAGAAAAGGTGGAGCAGAATATACTGCCTTGTTTGAAGCAAGTGCAAGAAAGCCTGAACTGATTGGTAGTAGAAGAAAGGTACTAGTTATCAAAGACGGTAATGTTGATTGGACAGGCGTTGAAGAAATAAAAACAGGCGAACTTTAAGGAGATAATAATATGGTAATAACAATAGAAATAGAAGTAAGCGAGTTCAAAGACTTGATAGAAAGTGTAGCGTTGAAAGGCAAATACAATAGTGGAGATGCTAGTAAGAATGGTCAGTTGAGTAATTATGCTTGGCTTATCAGTGACGGTGAACACCTTCATGCCTACAATGCAGATACTACAACCATATGTGCCGCAAGAGTGCCGAATGAGGGTATTGCGACTGCTTCTTGGATAGTTGATATTGAGAAGACAGTTAAATATCTTAAAGCGTTTAGTGGTGAAGTAACGTTACTTGTTGGTGATTACTTAACAATAACACAAACAGAAACACAAACTGCTACTGCTAAAGTACCATTAGTTTCTGAACACCCTCACAATGATTACATTGGTAGGATTGTTACATTTACAAATGATATGAGAAGTGACACTCCTTCTTGGGGTGATGAGTTACCTATCTTTGGTAAGACTCAGTTCGAAGCAGAGATAGTAATATCAGAAGATGAGTTAGCAAGAGCAAGTTCTGTATGTGATGTAGTTAACATTGCTAGATACAAGTTTAACTTTGATGATGAAGTATTAACAATGTCGAGTACTAAGACAATGAACGAGACTATTGATACTAATGTAGAGTACACTATTGCAGAAGGCGATAGTGCTACTGTTGAGTTCAATGGACAGTTTGCAAAGTTCTTGAATGGTGCAGTTAGACTGTACCTCAAGGATGATGCTCCTGTTCTTTTCGTAACAACAAACAGACTACTGTTGAAAGCACCATATCTTAACAGGTGAGTATATGGATGAAAGAATAAAGTTGTTTTGGTTAGAAACTTGCGGAACAGGAACTACAACAGATGACGAGCGTTTAATATCCGGTTTTAATATAGAAGAGGAATAATAATGATAATATGTAAAACAGAAAATGGAATAGGATTAAGATGGAGAGAAGGAGATGAGACACAAAGTAAGATTGTGTCTCACTCCGACTTTCAACCTTACATGTATGCAAATAAAGCACACTCTGCCCTACCATTTACTTTCAAGTGTAAGGATAACTTAGGTACATTTCAAATTAAAGTAATGTTTGAAAGTACAGATGAGGTTAACCTAAACGGTGACAAACTTCACAAAGTAACTTGGCAACCTAAACATCCTAAATATGCTAAAGATGTAAGACTAGTTCTAGAGGCTAGAGGTATGAAAACATATGAGGGTGATGTTCAACATCATTATAGATATGCAGTTGATGAAGTAAAAGAAATACCTGAACAAAACTTACGTAGATGGTATTGGGATATGGAATGGCAACAAGGTGGTAAGTATGATGAAGCAATTACTTGTATTGTAATATACGATAACTATGATGATGAGTATCATGTATTTGCTTGGTATCCTGATGAGGCTAGGAGTATAGTATTGAAAGATAATGATAACTTCATCCTTCATAGATATACAGGAGAGCATAATATGCTTACAGGGTTTCTAGCATTTGCTATGGAAAAAGAACCTGATATGCTTATCTCATGGTTCGGATGGAAGTTCGACATACCTGTATTATTCACTAGAATGGTACATCATGGAATAGACCCAAGACTACTATCTCCATTTGATGAGATAACTGGTATTGGTTGGAAGAAGAACAAGCCAACTATATGGAAGTCAAGAGTAGAAGGTTACTCTCCTGTATCTCAACCAATTAAAGGTATGATTACAGTAGCACTTGATTTAGTGTTTGAGCGACAATGGAATGATGCTCAACGTGGAACTTTACCTTCACTCTCTTTGGACTATGTTTCAGAAAGTGTACTTGGTGATGTTAAGTTAGTGAGTGAGAAGTTTCCTGATAAGAATGAGTTCTTTAGAAGGGCATGGTTAGAAGATTCAGATACCTATCTAGAATATGCTTTCAAGGATGTTGAGTTAATCAAAAGAATTGATGAAGAGAATCATTGTGTTGACGCTGTTTTATCATTACAACGATTACTGAAAGCACCATTTGATGCATGTTTCTATGCAAGCAACATGGGAGGAATATATTTCATGCGTAATGCTACTTGGAAAGCCCCTACGGGGGAGAAAGGTGAGCGTAAGGAGTATGAGGGGGCAATGATATACAACCCTCTCAGTGAAGGTACAAATGGCCTTCATCAGAACGTTGCCGCATTTGATTTTGCAGGGCTATATCCTTCGATGATAATTTCACGTAATATATCTTGGGAGACTATTTCAGAAGAACCAACAGACTTTGCTGTTAACCTAGCAATACCTAGAGATTTTAGTGAAGTTAAAAGAGAAGAGATGATGTATTTCAAAACAGATAAGTTAGGTTTACTACCTAAAGCAGTACTTGACTTAAAAGAGTTAAGAGACGAATATAAGAAGAAGATGAAACAAGCAACAACTAAAGATGAATACGCTAAGTGGAATAATAATCAGTTAGCAGTAAAAAGACTCTCTGCGTCTTTCTATGGTATAATTGCGTATCAGGGATTTGGTTGGGCCAATGTTGATTTAGCCGCTAGTATTACTGCTAGTGCTAGAGAAGCAATCAGAGCCGCCGCTTTCAAAGTGAGGGATATAAATGCCAATTAAAACAGCAAAGATAGATGTAGAACAACTACAAGAAGAAGTTGAAGAAATGAATAGAAAGATGATAGAAGAGTTTGCTCCATCTAGAGCCGAAAAGATTCAGAGACTAACAATAGAGTTGGTTGAAGATGGTTATGTTATTCTAAAGTATTTTGCAGTAGGTGTATTCTTCTATGGTTTAATATCTCTATTGCAGGATGTGAATATAGTATGAAAGTAGTTTATGGACATACAGATTCTATCTATGTTAAGATGGAAGATGACAGTGTTGAAAAAGCACAACTAGTATTAGATGAGTTGAACGAACACGTTAGAGAAATATTTCCTAATGTTCTAGGTTTAGAAGAACATCCTGTAACACTTGAGTTTGAGAAGTTCTTCAAGACTTTAGGTGTAGGATGTAAGAAAAACAGAAACGCAGGTTTAATCTCATGGAAAGATGGTAAGCACCTAGATGATTTGGAGTTTACTATGACGGGTTTTACTGCTAAGAGAGTAGCAATTACTCCATTAGCAAAGAAGATTCAACTAGAGGTTTTAGATAGGTGGGTTAAGGAAGAGTCTGAAGAAGACATTACTAACTATTTACACGAAGAATACTTTAAGGTTCTTAATGGTGATATTGATAAATCAATGTTAGCCCAACGTAGTAGGTTTAGAGAAGAACGTTTTCAGGTAAAGTGTTCTACTTGTATTCGTTTGTTTAGTAAAACATCTAAGTATCACCTACATGAACTTGCTAACATTGTTGATGGTAAAAGATTCCCATGTTGTAATAAGCCTAGTTTCATAACTATGAAAGGTAAAAGACCAACAATAGGTTCAGGTATTGAAGGTGTATTATATCATAATACAAAGAACCCTGATAATATGATTGATGATTCTTATCTGTATCTACGAGTCAAAGACTTGAACGATACTTACTTTCATCCTCTTAATAGAAATGACGTAGTTCCTAACTATGTGTCTGCAATGACATTAGAAGGATTATCTAGTTATACACCTGATTACAGGCATTATGCTAGTTCTATTATTAGCAAGGCAGAACCTATTTATGAAGCAATGGGTTGGGATATAACCCAAATATACCGAGATAGAAAACAAAGTAGTGTGGAGGATTGGTTTTGAGAAGTAGATTTTACAGGAGTTTATCTTGGTCTAACAAGCGTAGGGCTGATAAAATGCTCGCTCTCTATAATAAGTACTTCAATAAAGAAGAAGAAAGAGATGACGTAGTTGAACTAAAAGAGGATTTCATAGCACAAACCGTATTGTTCAATGAACCTAAGTTTGTCTTGGGTTATTCCGTATATGTAGAAAACGGAATGCCTAAGATGAACGTAATAGAAACCCCTCCACCTGAACATGGTAGAGACTGTAAGTGTGATAAGTGTATCATTGCTAACATAGAAGAAGTAGAAAAAATAATTAAAAAGAGGAATAAAAATGAGTAGACCTGCAAGCAACACAAAAGAATATACATATCAGTGGAACGCCCAAACATATGGAGACGATAGTCTTCCTATATTGAAGATAAGTAAATCTTCGTTTGGTTCTTTTCAGTGGTGTCCTAAGAAATATCAGTTCAATTACATTGAGCAAAAACCACAGGACACAACTGAAGCAATGTACAAAGGTACTATTGCACATAATGCAAGAGAGGCATTCTTTGATGAGTTTGATATATCTAAAGCAGAAAATATGACCCATGATGAATTAACTAATTATTGTTATACATTATATCCTTTAGACGAGATGAGCCATGTTTATGAGACTATGGCAACCTATGAAGCAAAGAGATTCATGGATGCAAAGGAAGAGGGAACATTAGACAATTTCTTACCCGTAATTAACGAAGCAACAATAGATGCTAAAATTACAATACGAAGAGAAGACTATCCTTCTATTAGGTTGGAAAGAGATTATGTTGTTCACCTTCAAGGTATCATTGATAGAATGTTTCAGGAAGGAGAAGCGTATATTCCAATGGAATTGAAGACTGGTCAATGGAAGGAATACAAGAAAACTATGATGAGAAAAGAAATGGCTTTCTATAAACTTCTATTCGAAAATTGTCCTGATGAACGTATTGAAGAACTAGGTTTAACTAGAGATAATGAGATAACTCATTGGGCTTGGTATTATCCTCTTTCTAATCATATGTACGTGGAAGAGGCTAAGAAGTCAAGTGTAACCGCAGTATTGAAGGGGATTGCTAATTTGATTCATGCTTATGAGAGAAATATATTCCCTACAAAGTATAGTGCTAGGACTTGTCCAACATGTAGTTATTATTCAATATGTGATACTGCTAGTGAAGATGGGTGGCTATAATGAAATGGGCTATTCGTATAATATATTTTATAGGTTCTGTATCTACTATGGTTAAGAGGTGGAAAAAATGAAGTGGAAAGAATATTTTAGAAGAAAGAAAGCATATAGAGAGAGGAATAAAAATGAAAGATAAAGTAGAAAAAATATTAAGTTCTAGAGAATGGACTTTTGCTGATTTAACTAATATGAATCAGTTAGTAAAAGACTTTTCAGAAGAAATATATACTCAGTTAGATGCTAAGGAAAAACTAACTATTGTATGGGAAAGAGACATATCTGATATACAATCATTTGGAAGTTTCTTTCAAAATCTAGTAACAGAACAAATACAATTAGAAGTAGCAAGCATACTTCAAGAACAACTACTGAATGCAAATGTAAACTTTGGTAATAATAAAAATGAGGAGGATGAAACAAATGAGGTTTCCGAGAGTAGTGTGGGCGGGGAGTCATCTCCCGAACGCTCCGCAGATGAGAAGAAGAGTAGTAAAAACAAAAAGTGAATATATTGATTGGTTTAACCAATACAATGGTAAAATGAATTGTTATACTACTGTATATGATTTTGAAGATATTAATGACAATACTCAGATTGATTCTTCTGTTATTCTTGACAGAATGTTTCTAGATTTTGATGCTCACGATAAACCACTAGAATTAGCCCACCAAGACTTTGTATCAGTTGCTAAAAGGCTAGAAGAACAAGACATCTTGTTCAGAAGTTATTTCAGTGGTAAGGGTTTCCATATCATTGCCAAAGGAGAACGAGTCACTGATATTAGAAGCATTCAACAGTATTATTCCGAATTGGCTAAAGATTATCCTACACTTGATAGGACTGGTATTCAGATAACTAGATTGCGTAGAATACCTAACTCTATGAATCTAAGTAGTACTTACGGTGATGATAAATCTTACTTCTGTATTCCTGTTAATTACAAGTTAGAAGATTTAGGTTTGATACTTGAAACTGCAAAGACCATGACTCCTATTGATATAGAATATGGTTCAAAGAAGATAGTGTTCCCATCTGTTAAACCAATAGAAGTATCAGACATAGAAGTTGAAATGCCTAAGCCTATTGGGAAGATACCAATATTACCGTGTTTGAATAATGCAATTATGGTAGAGAACCCTAGTCATTATGCTAGAGTATATCTTATTCAATGGTATAGAGATTTACTTAGTGGTAGAGAGAGAAACTTACCATTAGAACAACAGACTGAACTGATTGATACTGTTATGTCTGAACTAAATACTATCGCTAGTCAAGATGAGATATGGTTAGATTGGGATGAACCGATTACTAGAAAGTACGTTACAGGAATAGTTTCAAAGGGTTATCATGCCCCTAGTTGTAAGACACTAATACCTCAAGGGTATTGTATCGGAAAATGTTGGAGGTATTGTGAATGAATTACTTAAGAAAATATACTTGTAAATTATGTGGAGAAACCTTTCAGGGGTTTGGACATATGTTATCTAAAGGTGGTTATTGTTGCGACGAATGTAATTATACAAAAGTATTACCTGCTAGATTTAGAGGTGAGCATTTATGAAACTAATAATAGATAGCAGAGAAAACTCAGAACTTACAGAGAAAGTAATTGAAAAGGCTCAAGAATATAATATTCAATATGAAAAGCAATTCATAGAAATTGGAGATTATGTATTCAATGACGTATGTTTTGAAGCAAAGTCATCCTTTGATTTCCTACAATCTATTGTAAATAATAGGTTGTGGAATCAAATGGATAATATGGATAGAGCCTTTACCAATAACTTAGTTATTGTATATGGTTCGTTCGATGCGGCGTTCAGGAAACATTCTGATTACAGTAAATCAACAATGAACAAGGCAACTCAAAGAGTTATACTAAAGAAAAAGTTTTACGGTGCTATGGGTAAAATTATACTTGACACTGATTGTGCTTTACTTTGGTTTAAGGATGCATTAACTGCGGCTGACATGATAGCAGTTGTTTGTAAGATGCAACCGCATGATAGGGATGTTTATACTCCCAAATTAGTAAAAAAGAGAAAGATTAGTACCGCAGACTTGCGACTTGATGTACTAACCATGATAAAAGGGCTAAGTGAGAAGAAAGCAAAGATGCTTTTGGATGAGTTTGGCTCTATTATGGAAATAGGAGAAGCAACGTCTAATGAATTGTGTGCATTAGATGGAATAGGTAATGTATTAGCAAAAAGAATACATGACACACTAAATAAAGAAGAAAAAATGGAGTTATAATATGAATAATAAAGAAGATGAAATGATAATAAGCGATAATCCTGAATTAGAAGCAGAAATAGATAGAATGTACTATGAATCTCTAGAAGAAGGAAGAGAATACACTAAAACTAGTAAAATACCTAAAGTTGTAGAGAAATATGTGACAAGTGCAGTAGAAGTTTCATTAAATAACGAAGTTCCTGCAATGTTATCGTATTATAATCTACTAGGACAGATATGCAAAGACTTTGTATGTATTCCGTCAGGTAGAAGAAGGATAGATACTAGATTACAAGTAATTGTTATGCAGACTAGTGGTACAGGTAAGACAGAACTGTACAATTTTTTTGGGCCAATAGCAAAAGAAGTGTTTAAGCAGTTAAATGAAAGGTATCCGGTAGTACATAGAGATGACCAAGTAGGAGATTATGGTTGGCAAAACATTAGAACAGGTACTAGGTTTTCTGTTGCTGAGATTAAAGATACTACCGATGCAGGTTTAATTGGTTCTATGGGAACAGAAGAACAAGTTGTAGTTGATGATGAAACAGGTAGAGAGCGAAGAGTAGAAGTTCCTGTACAAATATATGGTGAATTAGAAGGTGGTGGTTTATTAGTTTATGATGAGTTTGCAGACTCAGGAATATTCAAACAGAGCCAACATCAGAACAAAGTTGTTTTGTATATTAACACTTTTATGAATACCTTATGGGGTCAGAATTGGGTAATTACCAAGAGATTACTAAAGGGTGGTTTAATGGAGTGCAGAAGTAGCCGTTCAATGTGGGCTACTACATATATACCAAAAACATTGACCCATGCTATTACTGAAACAGGTGCAATGCAACGTTCTTTAATTTACATTAGAGAAGTTCCAATCAGTGAACAGAATTATGTTAGAAATAAAATAGCAGATTCTTATGGGGTTATAGACGATGCACAAACACCTATTGATGGTTTTGCAGGTTCTTTCGTTAAGATATATGAAACACTAAAAAAGCATTATGAAGAAACGGGAGAAGACCCACTAAGAACAATTAGATTTGGTAAAGGATTCAATGATGCTGTTAAGAATGAAACTTGGAAGTTCCAAAACTTCGTACAAGGTAGCAGACCTGCGGTTATGGAGATAGCAAACAACTTTATCACTAGAATGCAAGGGATGATGGTTAAACTAGCAGTGTTATCATGTATTGCTGAATCAGGTACTACTATCAAAAAGAAAGAAAACCGTTTTATTGTAACAGAAAGACATGTTACCCAAGGTGCTTATATTACTCGACAGTGTTATAAATCGCTTGTATCGTGGCTTGACTTAGCACTTAAGGCAGACCACAAGAGTATTCAAGACAGAGCAAAGGTAGGAGAGTTCAAGAAAGCGTTTAATGATTTAGTTAAAACGCCAAATGCTAGGACAATTGACGGAGAAAAATGGGTGAATAAAACTATCATGTTAGCACACGTTATGAAAAAAGCAAGAAGAGGACAAGCCCAAGTATATAGAAATTACAAACAGATATCGGAGAACTTTGATGAAAAGAGAGTAGGCAGATATGGTTATGTAAAATTAAAAAGGAGTGATGAAAAATGAGCAAGACAACATATGAAAACCAATTTTTGGTATTTGACGTAAGAGATGGCCCAAAGGTAATTATTGAACAACTTAATGCCTTTGGTCAAGATGGTTGGGTATTATCCACCATGTTGAACGTAGGTGACACGCAGATTGTTGCGTTCCTAACAAAAGGAAACGTAAAAGATGCACCTAACCCAAAGCAGTCAGAACAACAAAAGATTGCTAACTTATGGACTATTGGCGATAAATCAGACAAGGATGAAGAGTAGATGAGTTCAGTTTTAGCAATTGACTTAGAGACTAAGAACTTCTCTTATGAAATAGGCGGTTGGGACAACACTCACATGTTTCTCGTATCAACAGTTTGTACTTGGGATGGAGATAAAGGTACAATATACATTGACAAATCTGTTGATGACTTAGCAAAAAGTAATGTTCAGATTAAACCATTGGCTCAACTTAAGTTTGATTTAGATGACCACTTTGAAAAAGGTGGTAAACTACTTGGTCATAATATCAGAAACTTTGACTTGCCTGTATTGAAAAATGCTATGGATATATACTGTATAAAAAAGTATTTTGACAGTGAAGCATATATTGATACTAGTGCAATCCTTTCTAAAGAACACAAGGAAAGATATAGTTTGAACAACTTAGTTCATCATACTCTTGGTACTGAGAAACTAATGGATAGTGCTGATGCCCCAATAGTTTGGAAAGCAGGTGGTTATTCTGAAGTAGCAAAATACTGTTTGAGTGACTGTGAATTAGTATATGACCTATGGAAACATGGTGTTAACAACAAAATGGTTAAAGGTTTCTCCCTAGAGGAAGAAATAGTAAAGGACTTGGAGGTTGAGTGGTAAATGGATACTTTTGAAATTATTGCATGGTTTGTTTTTGTTATTGTTATCTCATTACTTTTCTTTGCGGCATTCGGAAATAGTAAATATTCCGAAGAAAGCATTGAAGAATATATGGATAAATTAATTGCAGAAGAACGGGGCAGAGGAAATGGCCCTGCGTGAACTTTGTAAATATTGTAATCAAACAACAATAGCAAGACGCATTAAAGGCGTTTATGTCGGTAGCCTTGATGAAATCAAGATATGGCAGTGCAGAGAATGTAAAGCATTATGGTCGGAAAATTAATTCCGGCCATAGTGCCTCTTTTTTTTATCGCAAAAATCTCATTCAGGAACTAAAGCATACTCTCTATTATTTTATTAATTGAAATAAACTTTTATTTTGTAAAAGTAAAAATAAACAGCACCGGATAACGCCTCGGCTGCGAAACTTTTCAAAAGTAGTAGTTTATTTCTATTAAGTGCAAAAAGTAAATTAACCTTCGGTGTATTTTTTACACTTGTGGGAGAGAGGGGAGTAATGACGAACAGCATTATCTCTGCTTTACTTTCAATGTTCGAGTCGGAGGATGATATTTTTGAATAGGTTTACAGCACCATTTGACCTTTTATTTAGTATTCTTGCTTGGGGGAGACTTAGATTGTAATTCGCAGTAGTACTGCGTATTCGTTATATTTTATTTGTGTATAAGGGGGGGTATTTAGTGGAAAAAAGAAAACATCACAATGGTTCATGTAAAATGTGGAAAGCATTCATGGAAGAAGCGTTTGAAGATTGGAATTAGTATGGATGAAGATTATTGGGATGCACAAATAGAAGGTTTTGAACAAGCATTCAAGAAACCTATTTGGAGAGATTACTTAGAAACTCAACGTAAGTTGTTAGACGAAGTATTTTCTTTAGGTTTAGATTAACCACTCAGGTAAAACCGGAAAATTATCTGCCGCTTCATTAGCCCCCGTAGATTCATCATCTACATCAAAGTAGTCTGTAATATCTCTCCACTTTTGCCTATATTCTAACAACTCTTGTTGTTGTTCAGTAGTATATAATGCAAACCTATCTGTTAACATAAATTGGTCTGTAAAAGTTAAAAATGCTTCTCTCTCAAGACTAATCCCTCCCCAAGTCCAATCTTCTTCTTCTATGTGAGTAACATTACCGTTACCGTCTTGAAATACCTGTTTTTTCATTTTTAATCACCCGAATGTATTTATTACTCTTACATTAACCCAAGGAATAGCACCTATTTGGTCTGTAATATCATTTAATGCTGATGATTGGTTACTAGTGCTTGTAGATGTTTGTGTAACCAATGTGTTAGCAGTTTCACCGTAATTACCTATTTCTCTTAACACACTACAATAGGTATCGTTTTGGTTATCCTCAAAATAGTGTGGTAAAGTATTCGCAGGTTTACACCATAAATTAGTAGTATTACTATCACTCCAAACCAAACCTATGAAGTACCAAGTATTTGCATCCATTTCATAAGTCTGATTAGCATTACCTGCGGCATTCTTTAATTGTGCTAGTATTGCGCTTGTTGATGAGAAAGTTATCGATGTCTGAGCCACTAAACTGTCGGGGTAAGGCGCACCACCAACAGCCGCTTTAGAATCATAAACTCCTATTTTCATAGTTGCATTACTGTTTGCTGTTGATGCTCTCATTGAAATGTAATCTATTGTTCCTCCTTGATAAGACCACATTGGAATCATAGAAACATAATTCATAGCAGTACACGCATTGTATGTTTGAGTCCTTATACCCATCATTCTTGAAGGAACTCTATACTTTACCGTACCAAAAGCAGATATTCCATTTGTAGATGCTCCATAATGGTCATTCTTACTTGCACCTCCGCCTGTTCCGTCATCTATCGTTCCATCACTCTTTGTTCTTCTAAAAGGTTGTCTTACCATTTAATCACCTCATGTATTATTCTGCATTGTAATTGCGTAAAAGGTTGCAGTTAAGGTTGCAGTTGAACCCTGTTTATTTTGATATCTTATTCTAATTGTATCATCACCCGAATCATAATCTGCCGCAAGTGTTCCTATTCTTGCAGAACCATCAAACAATATAGCCCATTCAGTAAAGTTAACTGCTCTTGCAGTAGTTCCCAATACTGTTTTTTCTGATGCCTGAACTAATGCTTTGAAGGATTCTACCTCTTGATTAGTTTCATCCTCTATCTGAACTGTTAGTTCTATCGTCTGTAATCCACTTGCTCCTGTAATTGCATCTAAATCCATATTCATTAATTCAATATATCCATTGTTTGCTGTTGAAGCACTACTAACTTCACCTGCAACTATACCTGCTTCATTGTTAGCACCGAAGTATATTCCTGATGTTGTTCCACTTGTTCCTGAACCTATTGTTACATCGGTAATAGTTTCAAATGCCTCACTGGCCACTGTTGCCCAAGATAGATTGCCACTACCATCTGTTTGTAATACTTGATTTGCACTACCATCTGCATTTGGTAATATAAGAGTGTAGTTAGTTGAAATAGTGGATGGTGCATCTATGGCTACATAGTGTGAAGAATCATCATCATAGTAGCGTATCATGTTGCTATTTGAACCACCGAGTTTAACATGTCCCGAACCATCTTCAAGAATGATAGTTCCTGTCGTTGAGATATCTCCACTAACGCTGAGTTTGTTTGCACTTGGCCTGTATGCTAAACCTGTATCTGTTTTCAACTGTTGACTACCTGTTGCAGATGCAACAAATGGAATGCTGAACCAATCTCCACTACCGTTTTCTGCGGCAGTCACAACATTGGTAGCGGAAACATCTTCCCAAGCAACACCACTACCTGTTGAAGTTAGAACTTGACCATCACTACCTTGACCACCATTTACTTTGAAGTTTTCAGCATCAACTAATCCAAAGAAAGAATCCTTAAACTTTAAAGATGAAGTTCCTAAATCAACATCATTATTAACAGGTGGATAAATAGCACCATCTGTAATGTAAAGTTGGTCTGCACTATTTGCTTGAAGACGCATTTGATTACTACTAATCATGTAAGTAATTCTTCCCTTTAGAGCCGCACCGTTAGCGTTATAGAAATCAATAGAATGGTTATTGCCTCCTTTGAAATTAAGTCTACCATAAGTATTGTTAAGATTTACTTCAGAAGAAAATGACTTAGTGCCTGTAAATGTCTGTGTTCCCGCTAATGTAGCATCACCCGCAGTAACCCAACCAAGATTACCACTACCATCAGTCTTCAACGCTTGACCAGTTGAACCATCAGCATTAGGTAAAACCCATATCTTATCGGCAGAAAGAGCAGGGGCTTCAAACCCTACATAATTAGCCCCTTCATAAAATCTTAATTCTTTGTTAGAACCTTTAAGAGAAACATCTCCATCAAATATATCTAATCCTTTCTTTATTACAAAATTACTATCTGTCATATTTAATCACCATAACTTCACTGTCCATTATGCTTTAACCTTCCTAAACCGTCCTACCTTATTATTATGCTTCAGGGAACAACGTTAAATCCCACCAAATTGTAAGACCCGTACCTACATCTCCACCAGTATTGTTTACTATTTTTAATTGCATATCATCACTAGATATTTCATCCCAACTGATATAGTAAGGAAAGTCACTCCTTCCTTCGAATACAGCATTTGAAGAAACAAAGGCCCAAGTTCCGCTTCCGTCTCTATCATTAGCAATGAAGTCTTGAGTCAAAACAAAATTACCTGAACCTGATATTCCTGCGTCAATATGTACAGTTCCTCTAATACCTCTATACGAACAGTTACTACCATGTACTGCTCCAGTAGGTAAAACCGTAATATTCACACCTGAACCATTTGATAAAGCAGAAGATAAAGGTGCTACTCTACCTTGTATTTTAGTTATACCTCTTTTCTGAGCATATGATAAACCACTTAAAGCAAGGTTGCTTGCAGTAGAAGTATGTGCAGTTTCAGTTATATCAAACTGCGTACCTGTTTTTTGTATTGGGGAACTAAGCATTACTGTTCCAGTTGAAGTACCATCAGTACCAATAACAACATTCCCATTACCATGTGGGCTTAATGAAATATTACCATTACTACCAGTAGTTGAGATTGACAACCCAGTATCATTTTTTAGGTTATCAGTTTTAACGAAGTTATTTGTACCTGAAAGATTAATCCCTTGATTATTACCAGTTATGTTTATTCCATTAGTAGCACTTATTAAATTACTAGCAGTTAAGTTTGTTGCAGAAACAATAGGAACATATAACGTATCTTGTGACGGGTTGAAGTATAACGCTGTATCTGTTTCTAATCCTAAACTACCGAAAGCCGCCGCATTTGCAGCAAAGGTAAGATAGTTATTTTCATCAGTAGAATTGTTTGCCGAAACAGTTGAAGTTGCAGAATTACCTGCTATGTTAAGAGTCGGAGTAAAAGTGAAATCACCACTAGTATCATCATATACTAAATTACCGCCAGTACCCGTAGCACCACCGACTATAACACTAATATCATCTAATGCTATTCCACTGGAAACAGGAGCAACCCAAGTGAAACCTGTGGTATCGTGGTCATAACTCAAAAGATAATTATCTTCAGATGCAGACGGAGTATTTGTTACTTTAAGGTCTACTTCAGATATTGAGTTGTTAGTAATTGTTGCTGACGCTACTGTATCAAGAGTAGCCAATGCTCCTAACCCCAATGCAGTTCTTGCCGCCGCTTGGTCTGCCGCAGTAATTACACCAACCATAGGGGCAGTCGTAGACCCTGTTCCACCACTTGAAACAGGAACAGTCCCACCAGTAATCTGTTGCCCTGAAATACTGAGATAATTTGTATTTGCTAAAGTAACCGCATTATGTAATTGACTTGTTAATGCAACTGTTCCATCTGCGTTAGGTAGAAGAATTGTTTTATCATTACCACTGACTGCTCCTCCCTTCAGTGTGATTTCAGTACCAGCATTACCTGAGCCTTCAAACACCACACCATTACTCGTACTTACAGTTTCCACGTTTTCAGTAGTGACTGTTCCTGTGACATTTAGATTTCCCCCAACAGAAACATGACCTGTAAAGGTAGCAGTATCACTACTTTGATTTCCTATTGTGAAATTACCACCTAAATCTGAGTTTAATAATGTAATTATCTCTACTGCGGTTTGGTCAGCAGTTGCGCTTGCTTCAATGCCATCTAACTTATCATGATGAGTAGTTGACATTAATCCGGCAATACTACCAGTTGCTTCACCGATTACTACATTGTTTCCAGTGCTACTTGTAATAGTAATTTGACCAGTAGCGGTTGTTTTTCCTAAGTTTGTTCCTACGTGTGGAGAACTGTTAGTGATAGTTACAACACCACTTGATTCTGCTAAAGTAATGTCATTACCTTTCTTTATCATTAGAGTTTCAGTTCCTCCTAATGTATTATCAGCAGTTCCATCACCATTTGTATCAACTGTGACTGTTCTAAATGTATTAGCGATAGTATCGTTAGGAAGTGTAATCGCCATTACATACGGGTCGCTTGTTGTGCCTGAACCTGTTACATTAGTCCCTGCTGTCCCTGTTGCCGCAGTGAACTTGATGTATTTATTTTCAGTAACGGTTACATCATCATCGTCATCATCTCTAAGTTTGAAACCATCACCCATATCTACGGTATCAGTAGTAGAGTATGTTCCTGATAAATCGGGTATGTCTCCGGCTACTAATGCCCTAAATGCAGGTGCGGAGGCACTGCCTGTTGTTGGCCCTGCATATACAACATTAGCATTTGCAGTTCCGGCAAGGTTAGTAGCAGTAGCCACATTATCGCCTGTTAATGCTAATGTCCCTCCCGTAGCGGGTAAAGTAATAGTATGATTACCGCTAAATGATGAATGAGCAGGTGCTTGTAATCTCGCATAATGTGAATTACCTGATTCACAATAGAAATCAATATTAGATTGTGAACCACTATTTTTAATTGAAATAGAACCTGAACCAAGCGTTACTCCACTTGAACCTCCAACAGTAAGAGCATTTGTCAAATCCCAAGTATCATCAGTATCATCAAAGATAAGAGATGCTTGAGTTACACCATTACCACGATAAACGCTTATACCGCTTGTAGTCGCAGTAGCAGTATCAGGAGTACCTTGTGTAGTATTCAATTGTAGAATGTTATCTTCTACTTCAACAGTAGCAGTATTAATTGTGCTTGTTGTTCCGCTAACTATTAAATCCCCTGCAACAGTTAAGTCATTACCTACTGTAATTGTTCCTCCGTTTGTTCCTAGAGTATAACTTTCTACACTATTCAACAAGGAAGTAATCTCAGAAGCAGTTTGGTCAGCCGTTGCTGATGCTTCTATACCATCTAGTTTATCAAACATTTCATCAGACATAACACCCCAATTATTTGTATCTGCTAAAGGTAGTTCGGCATTATCACCGTCAGATGATACAACATGTAATTTAGTTCCATCTCTACTCACTGATAAGTTAGTAGATACATTAGGAGAAGTATTTGCAAAAGTAATCTTATCTCCACTACGAGCAACACTTAATCCAGTACCCGCTTCAAGTACTACATCATCAGTACTAGAATCACTACCAGTTAATCGAATCTTTTCTTCATCAGTGTTATCACCATCAACAGCAGAAATACCGTAAGTAGTATTACCACTGTCAGTAACAGTTTCAGTAGCAGAAACAATTCCAGTAACATGTCCATTACTATCAAGAGTAATATCCTGTATGTATGTTCTACCACTATTATCTACTGAAGTAGCCGCACTAATGTTAGGGTGTGCTGTTAGATATGCAGTTGAGTTGAATGCGTTAGAACCGAATAGTTCTGAAGATAGTTTTCTCTTTTGGACACCATTATCCAATACTACAAACTCATCTTCTGATGCTGTCCAATCTTCTGTCATATCAGTCAATTCAGACAAGTCAACATCCAACGCATTGCCGTTTAAGTCCAATAATGCTCCTGCGGTTCTTTGAGTATCTGTTGTGAATGTTAATGCGTTTTGCATATAGGATTGTAGGACACTAACATCCATTCTCTTTAGTGTTCCATCATCACTAAGTACTAATTCATCTGTTGATGCTAAACCACTTGTTAATGCAGACTGTCCTGTTATATCTCCAACAACAAAGTTAGACGCACCACTAGATGCAAAGTTCTGTGCCGCTATATAATCAAAGACAACATCTCCTGTTACTAACCCTGCATTACCGTTAGCAACTGCACCTGTACCTGATAATGTTGATGCTGTTCCTAATCCTAATTCTGTTCTCGCCGCACCCGCATTAGCGGCAGTAACTACTCCAATCATTGGTGCAGAAGTTGCCCCTGTTCCTCCACTTGATATTGCTAATGTTGATGAAAGTCCTGCCGCAGTTCCTGTTGTGTTTTGGCTCAATGTTCCACTAGTAATTTTTCCTGCTCCTATATTTGGAATATCAGAAGCAGATAACCCACCATCAAGTATGTTTAATTCTGTTAATGATGCAGTAATACCTAAGTTATCTAATGCATATCCTTGTTGTGTAGAAGATAAACCTTGGTTGTTAACATCAATTCTTAGTCTGTTACCTAAAGCAGTAGTAATACCAGTAATATCTGAATCGTTAGACTGTAAAGCAACTGCTAGTTCATTTAGAGTATCTAAAGCAGAAGGAGCAGAAGCAACTAAATTAGCAACTGAAGTATCAACATATGTTTTAATTGACTGTTGACTAGCCGCAGAAGTAGCACTATTAGCAGATAAAGTACCATCGTTTAATAGGTTTAGATTAGTGTTGGTATCAGTCCAAGGGACGTTAACAAACATCTGACCTGATGATAGTTCAACTGGGTAATTCTTACCCGATTCAGTGTAGCCAATCTTAACTAGACCTAAGTCGGAACTTGTTGCTTCACTGTAAGTAGTGTCAGAGTTAGTTGTTTTAGCATCGTTTAGTGCTACTCTCTTTTCTAACTTGCCAAACGCCACCAGTATAGAATCAGATGAGGCAACTGCTCCACCTGTTGCTGTGCTTAAACCTGTTAAAGTCTTAGCAATTACTTGAGCATCAGATAGTTGAGTATTAGTATCAGTTGAAGATAGTGTTAGTGTTCCCGCAGTATCATCATATGTACTAGTTATATTTGTTCCCGCAGTAATCATTGCCGCAATGAAATCTTCTATTTGTTCCTCTGTTGTGTAAGATGGTGTAGCCCAAGAAGCAGTACCCGAAGAACTGTACTTTAGGAATTGTCCTGCTGAACCTCCTGTTGGAATATGGTTGTTCCCTGCTCCCGTTGGATGAACATAGTTATTCCAATTAGAATCATTATTGAAGTAAGACAGTTTAATCTCTGAAGCCGCCTTTCTAGATTCAGTAGTTCCATCTTGTATGATAAACTCAGTAGTTCCTGCTATGTCTCCTGTCATATCTGTTAGTTCAGAGAAGTCTAAGTTTAGTGTTGCATCACCAGTAGTTGCTCCCCCACTCAAACCTACTCCGGCATAAACAGCAGTAATATCTCCATCACCTGTTCCCACACCATATCCATAAGACAGAATCTTATCTTCAATGGCGGCAGAAGTCATAAGACTTGTATCGTTATTATTGAATGATTCAGAACTTAATTGTAATGCACTTCCTGCTAATTGTGCAACACCTAATCCTGATACACTTATTGTAGCAGTGTAATTTCCTGCTGTTGTATTACTTTGAGATACTGTTATTGCGTCTCCTGCTGTAATATCAACACCAGTCATATCTCCTGAACCTGCTCCTGCAAACTGAGCATCCACATAGGTTTTGATAGCCTTAGCAGAAGCAAGGGTATCATCACTACCACTAACTGAACTTATATCAGTATCAAGTGAAGCAATATCAGATAAATCTGCAACCGCTAATGATACATTACTGTTTAATAATGTAGAAATGGATGTTAACCCAGTACCACCATTTGCCGCAGTTAATGTTCCTGTTAAGTTGTTTATTGGTATGTTAATGTCGGCTGAACCGTTGAACGAAACTCCTGCTATTGTTCTAGCAGTTGCCAAAGTACTTGCAGTTGTAGCGTTACCTGTTAAACCACCTTCAAAAGTAGCGGCTACTAATGTACCTAAAGTAAAACCACTTGTTGTATTAACCGTAGTAGTAGGGGCGGCATGAGTATTACCTGTATCAGTAAATAACTTCCACTTGTTACTATCTGATGTATCTCTAAACAACCCTGTATATTTGATAGTACTACCATCAACATATTTACCATAGAAACCTAAGTCAACTGCATCTGCGGTATTATTACTTCCTAAAGCAATTAAAGGGTCTTCTACTGTTAAAGTAGAAGTGTTCATTGTTATAGTATCCCCACTAACAATTAAATCTGCACCAACTGTAAGAGAACCACTTACTGTTAGAGTATCATCAGCCTGACTACCTATTGTATAATCTCCACCAAAATCAGAGTTTAGTCTAGTCTTTAGGTTATCAATTGATACATCATCGTTGGCTGTTCCTGCAATACTTAGTGAACCTGCACTACCTGCATTATCTGTATATTGTACAGTTATATTACTACCTGCTGTAATTAACCCACTAACGTAATCTTCAACTTCTTCTTGAGTTAGATGAGTATCTGTATCAGTAGAAGTAATAGTAATTGTATCAGAACCTGCTGTTGTAGTTATGTTTACATTAGCACCACCTACTAGTGTTAGTGTATCAGTATTTGAATCTGCAACAATGTTGTCTTGCCCACTAACCGCTATTGTTTTGAATATATTTTGTGCAGAACCTAAGTCTGTATTAGTGATAGTTACATTGCCAGTTGCACCACTAACCCCAATACCTGTACCTGCTACATTAGAAAGAACACCAGTATTAACTAATGTAAGGTCAAATGGGTCAGTTGATGCTCCACTGTTAGTGTCAGTCCATGTTGCAGTAATACCTGTTCCTTGTGCAAACTGAACAAACTTACCATCTGTAACATTGACAGTAGTTCCAACGCCGTCTTTAATATTGAAAGAATTGAATGAACCTCCTCCTCCATTAGCATCTACATATGCTTTAATTGCTTTAGCAGACGCTAAACTATCGTGTGATGCACTAACACTACTCAAATCAGTATCAAATGCGTTAACATCTGAAAGCCCAGTTACTGACAAAGAGGTTAGATATGTATTAGTGTCAACAGTGTAATTTCCTGCTCCTATTCTTTTCATGAATCCGTTACTAGTAAAGTCTCCATCCATTACAGCCCCTGCCGCCGTAACATTAGTTGCATCTGTTACATCTGCTGACGCTTCAATGCCTGACAGTTTAGTTCTCTCTGTTGAACTAATTACCGTCCCACTACCTAAATCAGTAAGCCCTGTTATCTTACCAACTGTAACTGCTCCATCAGCAATACTATCTGTTTGCACCGCATCATCAGCAAGTTTAGCATTAGTAACTGCATTACTTGCTAACTTAGCAGTGGTTACAGCACTTGCATTAATCTTACTTGTTAAGACAGCGTTAGTACCAATCTTTGCACTAGTTATAGCAGTTGATGCTATCATCCCATTAGAGATAGTCCCAGTGTCTGCTGATGTAATTAGAGTACCTGTTATGTCAGGAAGAGTTATTGTTCTATCAGCAGTTGGTTCTGCAATAGATAGAGTGGTTTCAAAATCATTATCAACAGCACCTTCAAACACAAACGCATTCTGTACATTAACTTCAGTTTGATTTACAGTAGTAGTAGTTCCTAAAACATTCAAATTACCTCTAATGTTAACAGTAGTATCATTATCTGTATCTCCTATATTCAGAGTTTCTGTTCCATTATAACTAGCAAGAATAGGAGACAGCGTTGACTTACTTAACGTGCTACCTGTGTTAGTAAGAGTAAGGGTATTACTTTCTGCATTTCTTGAGATACCAAGACCTGCTCCCATTGCTAAATGGAATACACTACCCGTACCACTAGTGTTATCTGTTAATCTAATTGTTTTAACCGCAGGGTCATTATTACCACTACCATCTAAACCATTCTCAGTTACTATTGAATAAGTAGTGTCAACAGTTGCCTTTGCATCAACATATGTTTTAACCGCTAGTGTACTTGGTATTCCACTTCCTGAAGCACCACTGCTTATGCTTGTATCAAAAGAACTAACATCTGTTAATCCGGTTAATGCAAGTGAACTTAATTTAGAGTTAAGTTGGGTTTGTATGGAAGAAGTAACACCATCTAAGTGTCCTATCTCAGTAGAACTTACACCACTAACACCATCTAGTATGTTTAGTTCAGCCGCAGAAGCAGTAATACTCAAGTCGCTTAAGTTCTCTACCTTTGAGTTAAGAGCAGTTGTTAATCCAGTAACTTTACTTTGTGCTATATCATCTAACTTAGAGTTAGCAATACTACCTGCAAGATGAGCATTAGTAACTGAACCTGTGGTTAGAGAAAAGTTGTTAGCATTAGCGGCTACACCGACTAACTTATCATAAAGAGCAGTTGTAAAGTTCTTTTGTGATAAGCCACCATCACCTACTGTGTATGTTGTGTTTGTATAATTAGAGGCATGAATAGTACCTGCCCCATTAGCAGTCCAATCAATTATCTGATTACCACTTGGTATTGTTGGTTTGTTTAATATCTGCGAATCTCCACTGCCTGAGTTCCAATCTGCATTAACATTCACTTCCGCCCCTGCTTCAATACCTGAAAGTTTTGATTCTAGAGTGCTTGTGAATACTTTATTAGTAGTTCCTGATGCAATCTTATCTGCACTAATATTAGCCCCATTGCTTATATCTGCATTTACTATTTGTGTTCCAACTGCTCTATATGCTCCACTTAGACTAGGGATATCACTAGCAGTTAGTTTACTAAATATGTTTGCTAGGTTTACCTTTTTCAACCCAACAGAATTATCATGGAAAGCAACGAAATCAGCAGTTCTATCAATTCCGTTTTCATTAGATAAACCTGATATATCTAACTTTAAGGTAGCACCAGTTCTATCAAGACCATCACTAATTGTGAGAGAGGGTTCTTTACCACTAAGAGCAGATACTAACCCATCAATTTTACTCTGAGCAATAGCCGCATTAGAATCTACTTTAACGTTAGTAATCGCATTATCAGCAATCTTTGATGTTGTTACTGCGCTGTTATTTATTTTAGCAGTTGTTACGGCGTTATTTGCAATAGTAGTAGCGCCGTCTGCACTAGATGTTACATCTCCACTATGGTTAGGATGAACATATGTATTAGCATCAGTAGAACCAGTATATCCTAAATCTGCTAGAGATAAAGTTCTAGTTCCCATTGCTGTAATATGTCCTGTATTGTTTGTAGTAATACTATCTACTATTACTGCTCCACTAGTGTTTATGTTAGTTGTTGAGTAACTAGGATGAGTATATGGATTTGCTAGTTCAGATGTAACAGGTATGTTAAAGTAATTACTACCATCATTAGTGAAAGTCCATCTATCAGAAGTTTCATTCCACTTTAGTTGTACATTAGCATAGTTTCCTCTTTCAACTTCTATACCTGCATCTGTTGTAGAATCGCCTGCTTGATTCTTATTCAGAATTACTGTGTTATCTTCTACGGCTAGGTTAGCAACGTTAAGAGTAGTTGTAGCCCCGCTTACAGTTAAGTCTCCTGTAACTGTTAAATCCCCGCCTGTTGTTATAGCAACGCCATTACCAATAGTGGTAGCAGTGTTTATCTGAGCAAGTCTAGTTTCTAAATTACTTACACTTACATCAACATCTGTTGTAGTTAATGTCAAATCAATAGTCCCATCACTGCTTTGATATACTGCATCTATTCCTGTTTCAGTGTTACCACTAAACATAGCACCTACAATTCCTTGAACTGTGCTTGTTGCTAATTGTGTGTTAGTATTAGTAGCAGATAAAACTCCACTACCATCTATACTGAGATTACTTCCTACCTTTATTCCACCAAGAGTATTAGCGGCGGCAGTGGGTAATGTGAAAGCGTTTGCACTTGCTTCAATGTTAGTTAGTTTAGTTTTTTCCGCATCTGTAAACACATTAGAATCACTAGCAGAACTAACTAACGACTTAATAGCATCAGCATCAGAATCACTTGCTGTTTTCGCTATGGTAGTTCCAGTAAGTGCTATTGTTCCTGTTGTGGAAGGTAGGGTTAATGTTCCTGAACCTTTTGTGATAGTTCCTTCTTTATTTATTCGTATAGTTTCAGTATTGTTATCTATTATACTAAGCCCTTGATTTGTTTGTTCATATCCTAAATATTGTACTTTTCTAGTAACAGCATCAGGCGCACTATTACCTGCTATTTCTATTACCGCTATTGGTATATCATCATTAGTTAAGGGGGCTACTTTGTCTTTAATAGTGTGATTTCTAATAGCAAGTGTGTTATTTGCGGCAATCACTAATACAGCATATGTGTTATCACTAGTGCTTTGCATGTTTACTGTTTGATTAGTATGTACACCATTTGCAATTTGTGTCAATATTCCATCTCTTAGAAAGAAGTTATTATTACCCAGTGTATATCTTGTATAAGTATCTGCATCACTTAGCGTAATGTCAAACCCTCTAACTATTCTATTGCCACCACTAGCAATGTTAAGACTGTTGATAATAGCACTGTGAATGTTATCAGTACCATCTGTCAATCTATCTTGGCTACTAGCAGTTAAAGTAAGAGTGCTAATAAAATTAGGATTAGTCCTTACACTTGTAGTCATTATGCCATCTCCATCTCAATTGTAAAGGTCAAAGTATCCGCCGAAGCCAACACTCCTGTATTTGTGAAGGTGACTCGGCTCAATAGTGTATCGTCTGAAGCCTTGAATATTCCTAGTTCTGCTACACCTTCATTACCTATTTCAGAACCAGTAAACTCAGCAACCCAAGAAATTGTTCCATTTGCTCTATTAACAGAAGGAACAACTGTCTTTTGCGCTACAAAAGAATCTAATGTTGCATCAGAAAAAGAAGTAGGAGAACCACCTGTTCCTATTTTCACTTTAGTATATTGTGCTACAATGTAATCTGCTACATCTAATAATCCGTTTATTGGTGTCATATTATCTCTCCTCAATCAAAACTTTCTCTATATTCCTTCTTTACTGCACTTATACCTGTAAAGGTAGTTTCAAACCCAACAGTTTCTGTAAACCCAAGTATATCGTCAAAACCCATGTTAGCATTGCGTGTCTCCCCCACTACCTTGTACTCTATCGAAGAAACCCTTAACTTCAAGTTATCGAATAGTGAATTGCCGCTTGTTGCCGCAATAGCGTCAACTGTCAGTAAGTGTGAAGTATCATTTCTACTTGCTTCGGTTATTTCCGATAATCTTTCTGCAATGCCTTTACTATATGTACCAACTGTCATTGTTAGTATCATACCTAGTACGTTTTCTATTTCAAATATTACATATTCTCCATATGGTATATTGTAGGTTGGGAAGTCTAATACTACTATATCACCCGCTTCTAACAACTCAAATCCTTCTTTGTTAATTTGTAGTGTTATCTTTCTTGCTTCTCCACTGTGAAGTTGTAGTTTTTTACTTGCTTCTATTATTGCTTCTTCTTGTGTTTTAATAGTAGAATCATTTACTGTTAGTGTTTTCATATTCCTAACTTTATTACTAATCATTGTATGAGATACACCGTCTCCATTAACAATTACTTTACTTACTTTATCAAAGAGAGAAGTATTATTTTGTATTGGTTCTATTCCTGCTAGATTCTCAAACTTAATCTGTTTTATCTTCAACCCTGTTTTATCATCAGAGTCTCTAAATATTATTTTCTTTCCTTTTATCTTATAGTCCAAACCTTTCTTATTAGTCAAGGAATTAATTGCTCCATACAAGTCTGTATTATTAAATGTCAAATTAGTAACGAATGTTTTCTTATTGTATTTTATGATAGCAGAATATTGAGGAGGAGAATAGTATTTTCCACCGGAAGCGAAGGTTATTGTTTGGTTATTTATTGATAATATTTCACCAATTAAATGTCCTTCTTGAGTGTATATTACATCTCCACTATCCAAACCAACTACACTATCTAAACAGACAACTGTATTTGTTCCATTACTATTTACTATATTAGTGGTAAATACAGAAGTACTCTTTGTTTCATCATATTCCAATCCTGCACTTTTTACTATGTTTGCTAACTCAGTATCAATATTAGAACCAATATCATATGTAGTTCCAATATAGCATCTTTTCACATTTTGCAGTTTAGGTTTCTTACCTATCGTGACATCAAATATTTCACCACAAGATACTACCCCATTACCTGTCAAATCTCCCTCATAAGTTAAAACTAAACATTCTTCAGTAGCATTACTGAGTTTTTTATTTCTAGTTAACGAGACTGTCATTTGTTTTCTTTGTTTATGTACACCATCTGTAACAAAAACATCTATTACTTCTCCGTCAACAAATCCCCTAACTGCATTAGAAGTTGCTCTAGAATCAATAAAAGGGTCAGCAGTGCTAATAGTATTGTCAACATCTAGTTTTAGATACATCGAATATACTGCCTCTTGGAAGGTTTTATTGTTAGTTGTGTCCTTACTATCACCACTACCCTTTCTAAAATTAACTGGGAAAGTTGCATATTTTAATCCACTATCATTCATTACATTAAACTCTATTTTTTCAGGAGTATCCTCAAACGTTGTTTCTGATATTCTCATTAAACGATACTTTGCTCCGTGTGTAGGTGCTTCACCATTACCTATCGTTGACCCATTTTTTAGATTTAAATCTAATTCAATAGTGTGGGTTTCATAGTTGCTAGTACTAGGAGCAGTGCTTATTGTATGGCTAATTATTTTACCTATGTATGCAGGGACTCCATGATGAGAAGCATTGCTTAGTGTATCACCATCAACAAACTTCTCAGAGACTAAATAATACCCTTTCAAATCAGGCATAAAACTTAACCAAGTGTGTGTGGAACTATCATCCAATGTGAAGGTAATAGTCTTGTTGTTAGTATAAACCACAACTCCTGTATTCCCTGTTAAATCAAAGGTAGGCTTTACAATATATTGTGATGAATACATTTTTCCCGTATTAATAGTACCAGTATGGTGATTTAATGCTCTATTACCACTACTATCTCTATCATAATTTGCTATTTTATCAAAAGCATATGCTTTGGTTTTAGTACCTAATAACGATACTTTATAATTTGTTGATTCTGTTATTTCTGTTCCTTCTTCCCTAATAAGACTATTAGCAATGAATAAATTACGTTCAGTATTAGTAAAATCATAAACTCTAGTTGTAGGAGTATGTTGGTCTTTAGCGGCACTAATATCGCTTGCAGGTGTGCCTCCATTAGTCATACTGTATAGAGAAAACTCAGTTTTAGTGTCATTATATTCTCTACTAGCAGAACCACCATAGGCAGAAAAACCCATTGGTGAACTTGTTAGAGTTACATCGGTAGGCCATATATCTGAAGATGACGAACTTGATTCCTTTACTTCTTTGAAAAGACCAATACAATTGTCATATACATGGGTTCTACCAATACCTAATGCTTCTGCATCGGCTTTAGTAATATCAGGAGTATTCAACCCAAACGAATTATCAACCATAGCACTTACAACTCTAGACATGTGTAATCTAACAATGTCCTCATCGTCAGCCAAATCACTTGCATCGGTATCATCCCAACCATCTATATTGTGAGCAGGTGAAAATCTCATATCTCTTTTGTTACTACTAGCAGATTTATTTTCTAACATCAATGGTAGAATCACATTCATAGGGTCGTAAAAAGTAGAACCACTGCTAGTTCTCTTTAGTATTTGATGACTAAACACGCCTGTATTGACAGGAGGATGTAGTAAAAATCCTCTATGAAAGTTAATGTTTCTAAATCCATTACTCCTATCAAAGTAAAACTCTATATCTGAGGTTGTTTCTAAGAAATCTAAAGTATTATCACTAGAAGAAAATAGTCTAAATCTTTCAACTCCGTTTATTCTTACATTGTTTACTACATCACCATCAAATTTTAATATGTTACTAGCGGGTGTTGAGGAAAATAAAGTCCCGTGATTATTACTTAAAGCACCATTATATGCTAAATTATTTCCATTATATGCTAAAGCAAACCCTGATGTTACCCCATCCACTTTTAATGAAGCATTAGTTTCACTACTGTTAGTCCCAATTTCATTTATTTTGTGAACTACATCTCCGGTTGTTAGTTGCCCTGCTAATGTACCAGTTAAATTTCCACCACTAATAGTAGCAGTAAAACCATTTAAAGTACTAGGAGGGGCTACCATAACATAATCAAAATATTTCAAACTAGGTATTTCTGAAGGTAGTCTCAACGATTCAAAATCAACTGGGTTAAAATGCCAATCGAAAGTTGCTTCGACTAATCGTATTATTCCCCATCGTCTCATTTCAGAAGTGTTTTTACTACTGCCTTTGATTACTCCTGTTTCA